CGCTATGCCACATCCCTGAAAATATTGTGGGTTGTCTACTCCGTGATCGACTATTTCATAGTCGCTGATTATTTTGTTTGTTGAATCCATGTGATCCTCCTTGGTGGTTGGTTTGATTTGCTTACACCTAAAAGATAACACAACCCGCTTGCGATGTCAATAGTTTTTTTTCATGCTATATATAGGTTCGGAAGAAAGTGTGTTTTGTGGTGAACACGAAAATAATTAAAATAGTTGTTGCTTTTTTATTGATATGATGTTAAATTAAGGATAGTTCTTTTAAATATGCATCACAAAAAACAGGGTATATACAGCCCGTATTTTTACACCTTCCCTTCCGTGATGCAGAGGGAAGGGGAACTGTGAGGATACGGGTTTTTTTAATGAGGTGGTGTTATGAATAGGGACAAGGAGCTGTTAAAGCGGATCCACGAGAGTATTATCTTAAACTGGGATGATGTGCCGGAAGAGCTGCATGCGTTCTCGGTTAATATTGATAATGTGTGTAAAATAACAAAGTCTAAAGAAGAGCTGAGTAATTAAATGCCTATCACAGGGTGTTATTGTGTGAACAGTCGATGTGTGATGCATCGGCTGTTTTAGTTTTATAGGGTGCACTGACAAGGATGATTAAGCAAAATTATACTAGGCTTGATAAAATCAGGCTCGCATATAAAATGAGAAACAATCCTACTGAAGCCGAAAAGGCATTATACACAGCATTAAAAAACGCAAAAATAAAACACTATCGCCAATATTTAATTGAAGGTTATATCGTAGACGCCTATCTCCCGGAGAAGAAAGTAGCCATAGAATGCGATGGTGGGTATCATAACATTGCAGCACAACAGTTTTATGATATTGATCGAGATAACGCTTTGTTGAAGAAAAATATCACTACTCTACGGTTCACTAATGAAGAAATACTTCAAAATCCAATGGTGATCGTATCGGCAATTAAGAAAAGATTTAAAATAAAAGCTCGAACACGACCAATAAAAAGAAAAAAAAGTAAAAGAAATACAATCACTTCTTATAAAGAAATGATATTAATTAAAATAAGGTGTGCAGAAAGAACTCAATTATTTGAAAAAATGAGTAAAATGCCATCTTCTGTGTTTGTGGACTGCAGTACTACGCTAGCTAAAAAATTAGCGTGAGCTCACTCTAAGAGTAATATATCCGGGCTCCTGCAGGTTGCTGGCAATACAAAGTATCGTAATGCCGACATTCTCCAGCAAAAACTGAGCAGCATACATAATGGCTGCAGGTGCGGACAACCCGCCAGTGGAGAACGTGATAGCAAGGGCTGATGTTCCCAACATCACCGCTGATTAACTGTTTAAATCAACGGGGGACTAGGGGGCAATGCGTCTCTTTATAATCCATAACCCAACACAATGACTGGAGCCAATAATGACTAAGAAAAACCGCGTGTTCCTACCACCACAAACGTCGTATGTATGTGGGCATGGCGATGGCAGAGGAAACCTACTAATGGGACACGAAGAAGTAATCACAATGATCGAAAAAAACGGAGTAGAATACATGACTCACGCCGAATATGGACCATGTTCATACTGTAATGACGCCATGGATGAGAGAATAGAAAAACAAATCAACGAATATACAATGACTGAAACCACCTATGAAACAAAATAAATGCATGTACTGCGAAACAGTAGGAGAAGCCAATTGTCCACACCATGGATCAGACTCAATAGAACAAGGTCTCAAAAATGAAAGAAAAGCAAAAAAACTACCTAAAAAGAATATATGTCCCAAATAATAAAAAACTCCCGTCGTTTCCCTACACCGATCCCCATTGAAATACTAACTAAAACTTGATTTTTAAACACTTTTAGTATATTATTATAATATAAACCGTAGGTACTAGCTTAACCGAAGAGGCTATCATGTATAGCAAAAAATCACCCCGTACCACAAAATATAGAAAAAGAAGAAAGAAAAACCCAAACAAAAACCTGCAACGTAAATACGAAATCGTCGAAAATGACGTCCCCGAAATAGATATCATAGACGATGAAAACTTCGTCCATAACCTCAAAGTACCAGAATATATAAAAACACCCGCCCACTTTGGGAATACATCAACATATAATAAAAACATCGCCCAACAAATCATTATAGACGTAGCTTCAACCAATAAACCTGTAGATAAAATAGCCGAAGAATACGGCGTGGCTGAAAGAAAACTATACGTGTGGATGTCGATTAGTGAACCTCTAAAACAGGTTTGGCTTCGAGCATTAGAGTGTAGAACGATTGTTTCAGCCTCAAGTATGGAGAACGATATTAGCCAGCTTGAGACAGTTTGTAATGATAGAAATGAGGATCCGCGGTATCAACATGCTCTTTCTGGCTCATTTGATCGTAAGTGGAGGCATAGAGAATGGTTTATGGCCAAGCTCAACCGTAAGCTGTTTGGAGACTCTAAGGATATAGGTGTGAATATAACAGTCAATACTGTTGAACTACGTCAAGCAGCATGGGACAAGCACAGAGTACAAGAAGCAGAGTATACAGAAGCGAATGAATAGTGTCTATCAATAGTGTCCAAATGCCACTATCCTATAAGTTAACCTACCACATTGCTATTTAAAGCTCATACGAGTCAATTTGAGGTGCGCATAATATTTTAGTATGTAGACTCAATTGTGTATACCACATAACTATTCCAACTAAATATAATTACTTATACAACACTACATGTGACACACTACGAGAGGTACGGGGGGGGGCGATTCCCCCCATGGGTCAACGCCTCATTCTCTTATATATATACCCTCTTCTCCAACAGCTCGTAATTTTCATCAGCAGCTATGTAAACCACCACATGTAAAGAATGTATTATACAGACAGTATTGCTTGGGATTAATTTTTCTTGACTTCTATAAAAATACTGTGTATACTTATAAATATGCACATGTTTAATATATGGAGGTATTATGGTTGTGATGCAACTTGTTCATCGATATGTTGAGGATCATGAGGTAAACAATGAGGAGTATAGTGAGTTACTGAATTTTGCTATATGGGCTGATGAGGCGGGTGTGTATGAAAAGGCGTTGGATGAAGCGTAGTAGTAACAGGGTTTCGTCATCTTCTCATGGTGATATAGTTAAGTTGTACAGTGAGGATATGGTGTCTATGATAGAGATAGCTAGTCGTTATGGTGTGACACGTATGGCTGTGTGGAAGATATTGAAGAAGTGTGGTGTTGATACGAGCAAGGCTGCTGCTAATGTAGCTACGAAGTGTGAGTGGTGCGGTGAGGGGTTTAAGTTGCTTCGTTGTTATTATAGGAGTAGGCTTCATCATTTTTGTAAGCCTGAGCATTATTATAAGTGGTTGAACCGGTCGATAACGCCGTATATAAAGCACCGTTATAGTTTAAAGATAGCCCGTAAGATAGTTGAGGAGCATTTCTTTATTGAGCCTGGCCAAGTGGTTCATCATGAGAACCGTGATCAGACTGATAACAGCCTATCAAATCTGCGTGTTTTTGACTCCCAAGGAGACCATACAAGATATCATCGCGGCTTTGACGCTAAACCAGTTTGGGACGGCAGACAACCAACCCCTTGTTAACCACTGTTTTCTCTTTTTCTAACCGGTAGCATAAATCCTCAAACTTCTCCACCGAATAACTTTGTTATATATCAGCGACTTAACATTATTTTTGTTGGATTAAAAATTAGCGGTAGCGTAAAAAAGTTCAAAAAACTATGTAAACACCTTGAGTTTTTGTTATATTACGTGTATACTTATGGTAGGAGGATTATGGAAAAGAAGTTTGTATTAATTGAATGGCTTGATAGTAAAGGATGCACGAGTGGGTGGGAGTTTTTTGAAGATATTAAACCGCAGCTTCCATCTAATTGTATCACAGTTGGGATTATTATTAATGATTGTAAGGAATATATAGAAGTTGCTCAATCTATGGATGTAGATAAAGATGATGAACAAGTAATGGGTAGAATGGCTATACCGAGATGTTCGATTAAAAAAGTTAAGAGATTGCGTTAAATGCTTTCTTATTACCAGTTTTTAGATGAGCTTTGTAAGAGGCACCATTCAGAGATGTTTTCCATTTTAACTTTTGTGGTAAATCGATTTATTCGTGATAAGAATCTTGATTTTGACCATATGGTTAAGTTTATCAAAGAGATGGGATATATGTTTAATAATAACAAAAATGATAGCCATCCAATAATACCGCTGGTAAGACGACAAAGGCGTATAAAGAGAGTGTTGAGGATTCGGAGAAGGTAATGAAAGCCGTATTAATCCGCGGTAAGCTGATCAAGCTTGATGAAGAGGATTACCATTTGGTAGGTAATTACCGGTGGTGTCTCAATAAGGGTAAGGAAAATTTGAGTTGGTATGTGGTTCGAGGGAAGCGGGTGAATAAGAAGCTAATACGTGTATTTCTACATAGAGTGGTTGCCGGCGCCAAACCAGGTGATAGAGTAAGTTTTATCGGTAATGATACGCTGGATATGAGGAAGAAGAATCTGAGAAAGAACGGGAAACGTTTAATATAAATAAATTAAAAGTATATATTTCACATAATCAGTAGTTGGTGTCAAGTTTTTGAACTTTTAATTTGGAGGAAATTTTACTATGTGGAGATTATTGGAAGTCGGTGAAGTTCGTCAGAGAGATGATGAATATATACTCAATGCGAATCCGTGGGAACCTATTGGGTCAATCATCGGAATACCGTTTAAAGATGGTGACAACCCGGTGCGCCGTAAAATTTCGGATAATTCGGAGGTTCAAAAACCAACCGCTAACATCGACTATACGGCGGTGCTTAAAAAGGAACTGAATCAATGGATTAATTCAGCGCCATCAGTTGTTGCCGAGAAAGATATTCATCAATTTGCAGCGCACCTCAATGCCGTGATAAACAAACGGCACTGCACATAGTCGAGAACCGTTGTGCGAAATGTTTTTTTGAGAGTATAGGAGTTTGCCATGACACTAAAAGAAGCATTTGATTTTTTGCAACAGAGGCATCGTGTTGTAGAAACCGAAAGCGATACCGAATCAAAATCATGGCAAGCTCTGAAGTCAGCGGTATTCGCTCAACAGCACTTAACAGGCGATAAAAACGAGCCGGAGGACATTACGCCCTGTGAACATGAGTGGAGGGCGGCGTGTACTCAGGCGATTTGTAGGAAGTGTGGAGAAATATCAGATGATTAACGACGGCGTAACGTCTTTTATCGCCGAACCGTTGGCCATAATATGAAAACACTTACAGCAGGACCATTTTTATCAGAATTCGGATGGCTTATATGCTGCTGGATACCAGCCATCCGCAGATATAGCCGAAAGTTTGACGAGACTACAGTTGTATGCAGAGCAGCACATGATTATTTGGTGGAGGATTTCGCTGGTGGTATTATACATCATGATAAAAAAGGGTTGCCAGATAGGTGGCTTTTGAATGGCAAGGAAACTCATATTCATAAGCTTACTAAAAGGATGCTCGTTGGGGCCACTATCGTAGAGCCCACACAAAAAGTGTGCACCCAATGGAAACGTGAGTATTTTAAGTACGGTAAGAAATATGAGGAATGCGCATATGATTTGGTTATCCATGCCCGGGCGTGCACGAAGTACGGTCAAAGATCGTGGAATTATCCGAAGCCACGATACAGAAAAGTGCTTGAAGCCCTGAAACCACAGAGAGTATGCTGCATAGGAACCGAAGCCAACTATATTGAAGGCACCGAGGACAAGAGAAACATACCATTAAAAGAACTATGCGACATCCTGGCAAGCAGCAAAGTGCTGTTGTCGCCATCGAGCGGTCCTGCCCACCTTGCCTCTCTCTGTGGTTGTCCTCACGTAGTTATGACCGATAACAAGTATCAGAAGTCGATCGGTGGGACGAATAGAGATAGATATAAGCGATTGTGGAATCCATTCCATACGAAGTGTAAAGTACTCGATAAAGATAACTGGCAGCCCCCTGTAAAAAAAGTTGTTAAAACTTTGGAGAAATTCTTATGAAAAGGTTACCAAGAGCAGATAAAAACGCCTTATTTAAATTAATAAGCGAATTAATGTCATGTGGGTTTAGAGGGTCAGCACAACGTGTTGTTGATGAAAACATTGATGAATATATAAGAGCGCAAATAAATGGTAATGAGTGGAAGTTCAAGTGTCCAAGATGTGGATGTAGATTTGCAAACGAAATAAGTAGTAAGTACTATTGTTATAATTGTAATGCTGAAATGCCATAGTTATGAAAATAACCTTCTGCTGTCAACACAATTATTATGAGTGAATACCGCTTAATAAGTGACAAGCTGGTTAAAGCAAGCTTAATCACACTGAATTATCAATTTATTCCAACACTTACTCATAACAGTATCTGGAATTTTGACATGAGTTTGCCGAATAGCCCACAAGTTGAATGTGCAAAACTTCTTCTAAGGCATGGTAGAAACTGGGGTAAGCTTAAATATTGCAGATATGCAGAGGATAGACGACATAGATACCGATGTGGTATCCATAAATGGACTGAAAAAGCCATTAAAGAACACATATTAGGCTCTCGGTATGACATACTCATGAGTATAAAGAAGCGTGGATTTAGTAAAAAACTGAACGCAAAGCAGCCGATCACAGTGTTAATAGCTCCATTTTGGGCAACACGGTTTAATTTTAATGAAGAATGGCTTAACGGCCCAGAGATTTATCACGGTGGACGTCGATGTGCAGCTCTATACGCACTAGGGCATAAAACCGTACCGGTTCTGTGGGCTAAAGATAAACATCCTGGATCGTGCAAGGGTGGGAAATTTGAACAGAAGGTGCTGAGGTTTATATGACATCATATCAGAAATTAAAGAAACGTATAGAGTGGTTAGAAGATATATGCGATAGATACGCTTGTTCTATTAATAATGCAAAAAATAAAGTTTGTGAAAATCCTAGTGTAATATTTGCTTCAACTATGTCTATTGGTTCTATTCTTCGTACTCAAAAATTGGAAAAAGATCCATATAAATTAGTAGAGATTATATGTAGTATTCCAATACGCCATCAACTTTTTTGTAATAGAAAAAATAATGATTGAAGTCAGCGTAATAATCCCAGTATATAACTACGCCAAATATCTTACCGATGCTGTTCTAAGTGTTTCACGTGAAACACTTAGCGTGCAAATAATAATAGTGAATGATTGCAGTACCGACAATACCGATGACGTTGTTACAGAGTTATGTAGGCCGTTTAAGCTGCCTGAAGTCCGTATAAAATATATAAAGCTCGAACACAACGGTGGAGTATCAGCAGCAAGAAACAGAGGACTCATCGAAAGTATCGGTGAATACATTACTTTTCTCGATGCCGATGATATGAGAGTGCCAGGATCTCTCGAACTTCAAAGAAAATTCCTCGATGAGCATAAAAAGCATGATGTCGTATGGGGACAAGCGCTTGAAATACGTGGAGATATAGGCTACAACAAAGCAGTTAATAAGATAAGATCATTGAGGATCCATCCATCAGAAGTTAATCCGCAGACAGTAATGTATAGACGCAGTGTATTTGAACGGTTCGGCGGATGGTATGAGATGCTGCGTTCCGGGGAAGATAAAGAAATGAGTATGCGTCTTGGCATTCATCCCGAATCTCCATTCAAACTGGTTAAAGCCAAGAAGTTAAAATCACCGATAGCATTCTACCGCAAACACCCGCTCGAAAAGCACAAGCTTAGAAAAGCCGATTCGGATTGGAAAAAAGAGACGAAACGAATACAAAAAGAACGAATTAAACAACTAAAACGTGAAGGAGTAACACGAGAAAATACTCCGTTTCCGATATGAAAATACATAAGATGGGATTCGATATAGTTCACGGGTGTCAACTTAGGTGCGTGGGATGTCCTATATCTACATTAAAACCTAAAATTAGATATGTTTCTATTACTAATTTTTATAAATGTCTTATAAATCTTGATGTCAGTGAAATATTCAAATTAAGGCTTTATAATTATGGCGAACCATTATTGCACCCAGAGTTATATGAGATTTTAAGAGCTATCGCAGTTCAATCATGGAAAGTTAAAAATGTTGAAATAACAACAAATGGACAGTATTGGAATACAGAAAGATTTGTAGAGGCATTTAGGCTTAATGTTGTTACTCAACTGTATGTATCATGTGATGGCGATGCAACTCCGAAAGAATACGAACGCTTGCGCCCTCCGGCCAAATGGAAAAAGCTGATTGATTTTTTAAAGGAAATGAAAAGATTGCGAGATGAAGTATGCCCTGGCATGTTTCTTGGAACACGTACTATCTGTACCGATGAAAAAGCTCAAAAGCGTTGGAAAAAACTGTTACGCCCATTGGGATATACCACTGAATTCAGACCATGGGGAACACGTGCCGATGCAATAGAACAGCCCTGGGGAAAGGTTAAAGTACCTAAAGGAATATGCACGTATCTAACGAAAGAAAAGGGTAGAAGGCTATATGTGGATTATGACGGCACTGTAGTGCCATGCTGTGTTCATCCACGCGCTGGAGTATTAGGTAATTTACTTGAAAATAAATACAGTGAAATACTCGAAGGAAAACCACGGAAAAAGTTTATTTCAACCATGAAAAAAGGAAGAAAACATATTCCAGCTTGTGTAGGATGTCAGGAGAAATAGATGATAGTAGCCGGAGTACAGACAGGGCAAATAAGGGGTGGGTCCGCAAGAATCAGATACTATACGTTCATGAAGCACCTCAAATGCGATAAAACTGATGACTTGGAAAAGGCAGATGTTGTCTATTTTCAAAAGAAATCTTCCAAAGATATTATCAAATTAGCGCGAGAGTTAAAATCCAAAGGGAAGAAAATAGTCTATGATTGTGACGACGGCGATGGAGATAGAGACAGGAAAGACAGAAACGATCCTGCAATGTTCAAGATTGCCGATGCGATCACTACCGATACAGATGCACGTGCAAAACAGTTTCGAAAGAAAACAAATACTCCTGTGTATGTAGTACAGGATTGTATTGATTACGATATAGACCCTACTGATCATATAGAAATAAAGCCTACAATAGAAACGATCGGTACTTTTGGGACGCATAAGGTTCTTGAAGCTACCTTTAATATGATAAAGCATATTCCTCGCTGTAAAAATCAATATTACATAACTGATAGAAATATAAAGAAATACGATAAACATGGCTGGAGGTTAATCCATTGGGGCTTAATTACATTTGTGGATAACCTTAAACTGTTTGACCTGTGTATTTTGTTGCATCCTAAAGACAAAGTTGGGAATCTAAAGTCAAACAATAGGCTACTTGTATGTATGGCTCTCGGTATACCAACAATTGTTTCAGATACTGCTGCTTATTCAAAAACAATGTGTCTTGTTAATATATATGGTTGGGATATAAAGATAAAAAAAGCAATTGATTTGATATCTGACTATGAAACAAGAAAATATTACTCTATAAGAATGAGTCAATTTGCTTGGGGAAGATATTCGCCTGCAGAATCAGCAAGACAACTCGAACAAGTATTCAGGAGACTATATGATTCAAGTCTTTAAACCTAGTTTAAGAACAGCGAAAATAATGCCTGAAATAGAAAAGGCATTGGAAAGCGGTTGGATTGGATTAGGGCCAAAAGTTGCTGAATTCGAGAAAGAAATAGAGAAATATATTGGTGGGGGAGTGTATTGTTGCGCTTTGAATAGCTGCACCTCTGCTCTTCATTTGGCTGTGAAGGCACTCAATTTACCACCTAAATCTCGAATATTAACCACCCCTATTACCTTCATATCTACAAATCATGCGATTTTATATGAAGGACATGAGCCTGTTTTTTGTGACGTAGAACCTCGAACCGGCAATATAAATGCTGTAAGTGTTGATAAGGCCATCTCTTATTATAAGCCAGATGCGATTATGGTCGTTCACATTGGCGGTTATCCCTGTGATATGGAGGCTATAAACACTATCGCGGCAGGCGCACGTATTCCAATTATAGAAGACTGCGCTCATGCATTTGGGGCGAGATATGAAGGCTGGGCGTTGGTAGGGAATAGCCAGAATACCTGCTGCTTTTCATTTCATGCTGTTAAGAATTTGCCGGTCGGTGATGGCGGAGCAATTGTTTCCAAAGATAAAAACCTTATAGAATGGTGTAAAAAACAACGATGGCTCGGTATAGATAAAGATACTATTAGCAGAAGCCATAATGGCTACTCGTGGGAATACGATGTTGAAGAGCTCGGGTATAAGTATCATTTATCTGATATTGCGGCGATAATAGGACTTGAACAAATAAAACATATCGAGGCTGATAATTTTCTAAGAGAAGCGTTTGCAAGTGAATATGAATTTAATATGCCTGATATGGGACCAGAATATTCAAATAAGCGCCTAAGTAGCTATCATTTCTATCCGATGTTTTTCGAAAAAAGGAATGAAGTGTATGAAAAATTGATAAAAGCTGAAATCTATCCCGGAATGCACTATAAGATGAACAATAAATATAAAATTTATGAAGAATGCAAATGTATGGACTTGAGCGGTGCGGAAGAGTACGAACGAACGGAATTGACGTTGCCATTGCATTTGGATTTAAGGGTTGAGGATATAAGAAAGATTGTTGAAACCATATGAAACTTTACATTGATTATAAAATAAACGATTCCGGCAAAGGAAAGTTTCTTGCAAGGCTTATTCCATGTCTAGAGAATTTGGGAGTAAAGTGCTCGTTTGATGATAAAGAAGCCGATGTGGCATTAGGTGTGAGAAGATGGCGCAGCAAGCTGAAAATGCCGAAGGTGCTGCGAGTTGATGGTATTCATATGAGTAAGGATAAAACCACATATTATAAAAACAATCTTACCAAAAATTCAATTAAGAAATCAAATGCGGTTATATGGCAATCGCGGTTTTGTAAGGATATTATCATACGGGCATTTAAACTTAAGCCGAAAAAAGATTTTGTGATATTTAATGGGGCAAATCCGGATGATTATAATGTTAAATCTATAATTATAGATAATAAAAAACATGTTATAATGTCTGCACGTTGGAAAGACCGTCCGTGGAAAAGGCTAAAGGATTGTGTTAAGGTTGCAAAAGAAGTCAGGAAACATGAAGATATTATTTTTTTGATTGCTGGAAAGGTAAACAGTACAATCAACGAGAGTGGAATAAAGACATTGGGATATCTTAACGAAGAAATATTAAGAAGATATCTTGTTGGCTCAGATGCCATGCTCAACCTTTCTTACTACGATTGGTGCCCTAATGCAATGGTAGAAGCGTTGTGTGCAGGGGTTCCTGTGGTATGCAATAACGCCAGCGGAGCAAAGGAGCTAATCGATCCCGAAAGCTGTGAGGTGGTAAACTGCGATTCTGAACGTAAATCAAAGATAAGAAACCGGGATAAACCTCCTCATGTAGATCCGGTCACTGTTTCCGAAGCGCTTTTAAGGGTATTACACAGTGGCAAAAGAGCCAATGTTCCGCACCTTCATATTGAAACGATAGCACAGCAGTATAAAACCGCGTTTGAAAGTGTGTTGAAATGAGTAAAAAATTTTGGACTGATACGAAATTAAGCGATATTCAAAGTAACATAAAACATCGACAGGGAGTACGCGATTTTCAAACCTCCTATAGTCATTGCAGAACAACGATTATAAGAGATTACATCGAAAAATTAATATCTCAAGGCAAAATTAAGCCATCCTTTACACTTATAGATTTGTTCTGCGGAGATGCAATAATAATAAGGTTGCTGAAAGAACATTTTAAGAGAGCAACAGTAATTGGTGTGGATATAAACGAGATAAGAGGGCATGAAGGAGCAATTGGCGCTGGTGTGGAAATAAAATATCAGTATGTTCATGATTATATAAAGGATAGAAAAGAACCAGTAGATATTGTTTTAATGATGAATACCTACAGGAATATCAAAGCTTCTGGAATGACAAAACAGGAATTTGGGAAAATAAATAAATGGCTGTTTAAATATGTAGCTCATCCAATAGTTACTACATCAGATATAAAAAAGGCAAAGAAATACGGTTTCAACCCTCTTATAATCGGTAAGGGTGAGGGATCTTCAAAGATGGTCGATTTGAAAGGACAGGGATGAAACTACAGCGTCTTGGAATAGATATAGTAAGCGGCTGCAATCTCAGATGCGTAGGGTGCCCTAATTCTACTCTTAAAAGGAAGATTGAGTTCACTACTCCAGATAATTTCAACCTCATTCTTTCCAATATAGATGTGAAACATATCGAGTATTTGAAGTTATATAATTTTGGGGAAACATTATTATATCCTAATTTAAGTGAGATTTTAGAAATTATTAAGAAACAGAGATGGGGTACAAAACACGTTGAAATTGCTACTAATGGGCAGATAATCAATGAAAGAAATATTAGAGCGATTTTTTATCGTAATGTAATTACTAAACTTGGAGTAAGCTGTGATGGCGACTGTACACCAGAAGAATATGAAAGGTTAAGACCGTCAGCAAAGTGGAATCAACTTGAAGACTTCCTTGGTGTAACAAATGCTATTTATTGGCCTTTAAACACGATAACAAAGCGTGTCCTTAAAATTATTTGTACCGGAAATAAAGAAAAATGGAAAAAATTCGCTAAACAATATGGTTATGGTATTGAATGGCGCAAATGGCGTAAAGCCCCTAACTCTGTTAAATATGAGAAGGCCAAATTAAAGGTTCCTAATTACTCTTGCAAGCATGTAGAAAGTTCTCGGATACGTTGTTATGTTGATTGGAACGGTGATGTGGTACCTTGCTGTAATCATCCTAAAGCTACAGTATTTGGTAATTTAAAAGAACAAAAATTTTCTGAAATATATCACGGAAAGAAAAGAAAAGCATTTATAACATTATTAAATAAGGATAGAAAAAAGCATAGAATATGTGGAAGATGTGAAGTAAGATGAGTCAAGCAAAATTGTATATGGCAGATAAATATGTTGATAAATGTTACTATGATAATAAAAAGAATAGGCTTTCTTCAGTAATGATGGAATTAGCAATGATCGGTCGTTTTAAAAGCCGTCATGCACCAAAAATAATAAAATATCTCAACAATGGGTACCGCATGAAACGCTATGATTATGCTCTTGGAACAACCAAAAAGCTGACTCGTTCCTGTCCTAATTTTTTAGACGAAATTAACGAAATTGAATGTGATTTAATAGATAATGGAATTAATCATCGAGATATCAACCCGGGTAATTTACTGTATTGCGAAGATGAAAGCTCCTTGGTATTGATAGATTTTTATTGGGCCATTCCATTGGAAAAGGATGCTCAAAGAATTGGAAAGTTAAACAAATATTATGGAAGAGATAAGAAAGCTTTTAAAAGATTGAGAAAAGAATATGGGAAAAGTAATAAGCCAGTTAGCTAAAACCAAGATTGATAACTACAGCATATTTCCAGAACGACTTACTCTTGAGGAATGCGGGGAGTATCATTTCCATTATCGGAGTATTCGCATCGCATTTACCAAGCATGAGTACAAGGATTTTATTAGTCTTACAAAGTATGATTCGAAAGACAAAAAGAAAATTTTTCTCAAAAAGGTTATGAGTTCAAATGGAGATGTGATAGACAAAAATCGTTTGGTAGTTGAGTTGAGTAAAAATACGTACATCAAACACAGGGACGACACAGCAAAAGAAGCGGACTTCTTTAAGGATAAAGCTTATATCCATGTTCATTATCGCAATATTAGATTAGAATTTCCTATCCATGAATTTATTCAAATAGCTCAAACCTTTGATGAAGCACGAAAAGCATTACCACTAAAAACCGTCAACGACATGTTCTATGCTATTGACGATATCACATATGTTGTAATAAGAAACTTTGATAATTTGCCAAATTCAGTTAAGCTTGGACCGCACAGTGATTTGGATTTGCTATTTGCTTCAAGGCATGATGTAAATAAATTTATTCACATAACACATGCTGAAAAAACTTTCAAGGAAGAATATCGGGTACAGCACAAAGTAGCTATCGGAAAAGACTACATTCTCTGCGATTTACGGGTAATCGGTGACATGTATTTTCCGTTGCCTCTATGCGTTGATATGATAAACATTCGGATTCGGCACAAATGTTTCTGGGTTCCATCAGAACCTACGCATTCAATAGCCTTGGCGTACCATGCACATATACATAAAAAGCGCCTAACAAACGATTATCGCAAAAGAGTAAGGTATTCAAAATGTGATATACTGAATATGATTGAACCAACGAAACCTAAAGATAGATCTGTTGGATATAACCCATGAATACATACGTTAAAAAAGAAATAGTACGATTAATAAAACAATACTATTCAAAGAACGAATTGAACGATACATCTTATAGGCTTCTCGATGTAGGATCTCTTGATATAAATGGAACCATTAAAAACAAAATACCGAAAGCATGGGAATATGTAGGAGCTGATATATTGCCTGGTAAGAATGTTGATGCTTTAATGCTTTATCCATTTAAACTTCCTTTTGATAATAACACGTTTGATTGCATTGTAAGTAGTTCGTGTCTTGAACATTGTACTAACCCATTAAAACTGGTACCAGAAATGGCGCGAGTTCTTAAGCCAAAAGGATATATGTTTATTGTAGCTCCATTTATATCTCCAAGACATGAGGTACAAGAGGATGGAACGATACTGAAGGATTGCTGGAGATTCCTTCCGAATGGATTTGATTACCTTTTTGAAGCTGCCAATATAAAAAAATTGCATACATACAACCATAAACGAAAAGCCAACAGAGTTTATTGCTGGGGAATAGGAAAAAAGGAATAATAATATAATGCTTGATAAGACTACATATGAGATACTATCATCAAAATGGGTTGGTAAAGTATACCAGAAATGGAAAAAACTTAAAAAGAGGCTTCCTATGATAGAACGAAATCTGGACTTCTTTAGAGGTACTAAAGTTCTTGAACTCGGTGCCAATGCTGGAATATATGCCTTTGTTCTATACCATTATGTAGAAAGCTACACAGGAATAGAATGCGATAAACATTATTACGATCAATCACTTCATACACTTAAAGGAAAGAAAAGAGTAACATTAATAAGAGATACGTTTGAAAATGTTGATATTGAATCACTGGATTTCAATCTGTTTCTTGCCAGCTACGTCCTTCATCATCTTAATAAAAAAGAAGTATATAAGCTCGGCAGAGTATTTGATATATGCAGTAAGGTTGCTATTAGTACAAGAAGCGGAGACCCTCTTAAATACGGACATGATGAGCTTGGTTTCGATCCTCTTCCTAAGTGGGAGAACAGCAGAATAAAAAAGATGCTCGATGAACGTGGGTATAAAAGTGAGTTGTCGTTAAAAAGCAAAATTGATTACAATGGCATTTATTTTATATTAGCGGAGAAAGAATGATAACCATTAAAGGCACTGCAAGAAAGATACCGAAGGGTGATTATAAGTGCCCTAACGATGGTATTCACCGGAAAAAGAAAAGCGGACGAATACGCGGGTTCTGGGCCGCTAAGATATCAAACGCCTATCTCTATTATGGGAACTGGTCATATTATTTAAAAAGTGATGAGCTTGGACTGAAAGTTTTTTATTCTTTTAAATTCAACGAGACTACAAAAACGGACAAAGAAGTTCAAGCTACAATCGATATGATGAATGATCTTCATGAATTTTGCCCAAAGATATACTATAAAGACACGGTAAAAACTGATATAAGGTTTAAGGAAAGACACTGTGTTGCAGAATCCCCAGCGATTAGCATGCAGCATATACACTACCCTGAGAGGGTATGGCTTAAATTTGCCAAGGGTAAGCCATACGATTGGAATGCAGATAATCATCCCGCTCATTCAACACAGGGTTTTAGAGCTTTTAGGGCTTTACTCGAAGAATACACTAGAGATATTGAATACAACTTTGACAGTTTTTCTATCGGTAATATCGTTTGGTGTACGGTGGAGAAGCGTTGGTACTTGGTGGATGTGAGATGATAGTCGGATTAATGGCACTCTGCAGATTCCCGTATTATGTAAGATGTTTAGATTCATTATGTGAGTTAGTTGATAAAGTATATCTAAGATTCGATGGGATTACCGGAGATTATCGATTATATGAAGCTGCTCCAGGAATATGTGGAAATAAATTCGGGTCAATGTTTATTGGCAATACTATCTGGAATGCCTATAACTGGCGTGAAGAACTTCTTCGTTCAATAGACGATGTTAAACCTGAACTCGTGTTATTTCCCGATGAGGATGAAATTTTTGGATTAGGAATTGAAGATGATATCAGAAGGTTCATGAAAAGCGACAAGCAGCAGCTTGCCTTTAATTACCAGCATCCTGCACCAACTGTAGATGGGTGGGAGCATAAGAAGCCCTACCCATCAGCACCTCACATCAAAGCGTATAAATGGAAAGAAGGATTAACATACATACCATACAAGAAGCGTGCAAGTCTTAGTAATTATGGCAAACTCAATTTCAAATTAGCGAAGAGTAAAATACTTCATTATTGCTTCTATACACCTGAATTGAGAAAGAATAAACTATGGAGTTGCCCGGAAAAGAAAGAATGGGCTAGAAAAATTGCAAAGAAACAAAAATGAAACCACTCCTACTATCCCAGAGAATTTTTTGCCTATTAGACGATAAAGATTATAATTGGCTTCACCACTGGAAATGGAGTATTGGTGGAACAAAAAACCGACGTTACGCACGTAGGAAGTTATCACATCCAAGTAATGGTAAAAAAGAATTTATATATCTCCATAAAATTATAGCTGGTGTTACCAATGATTTTACAATACGCTTCATAGATAATAATCCGCTCAATTTACAACGCGATAATATATGTATAAAAAACCTCGCAAATGAAGACGTGTCGTGGAGAGGATCAAGTGGTGTATCTAATTATATCGGTGTCAAATGGGATGCCTATTATGGATTGTGGAGAGCAGAGATAAATGGATTGGTTGTAGGCTATTATGCAGAAGAAATGACGGCAATATTAGCATATAATACCAAAGCAAAAGAAATGTTGACTAATGAATTAAGATTGAATGGCACAAATGAGTTTGCAACCTAGATATACCAACAAGTTAAAAGAGCTTCCCCCTGAAGCTTATGAGTATTACATGACTCACCCTGTGGAATTCGCACAGGAACAAATACTTGGGCTTTCACCTGATGATGTTAAGAAGGATCGGCTCTATCGGCGTTTAGAACCGCAAACCAAGTCTATTCTTTATAATATAGGGAAACATGATTATGTGTCGGTGTTCTCAGGCCGGGGATGCACAAAAACCACATCGCTTGCCCTTGCAGCAATCTGGTGGATATGGACTCGCAATGACGCCAAGGTTATGGCAACTGGTCCTAAATTCGAACAATTAAAAATTACACTTTGGGCAGAGATAGCCAAGTGGCTTGATAAATCATATGTGAGTGATGAAGTGAAGCTAACAAGCGAACGCATATTCCATATCGATCCCAAGATGCATTCATTCGGTCAGATAATGACATCTAAGGAAAAAGATAACATGGCCGGTGTTCATGCCACTCACGTATTGTGGCTCATAGATGAAGCGTCGAATGTCGATCAGGATATTATCGACGCAATCTTTGGTGGTATGACAGACCCAGAGAGTAAGGTTGTGATGACCGGTAATCCAACCAGAGCATCAGGTCCATTCTTTGATTCTCAAAACAAATTTAGAGACCAATGGAGGTGCCTGAGATTCAGCTCAGAAGATTCTGCGCTTAAGAATAAAGTGTGGTTTTCGAGGATGCTACGGTATCCAAAGGAGTCTGATATATTTAGAGTTTATGTATTGGGCTTACCACCACTTGGAAACCCAAAGGCCATTATATCACTTGCAGATTGCCACGCTGCTGTCAATCGTGAAACTCCTGCTGAAGACTATCTTGAAATGGGTGTGGATCCTGCAAGGGAAGGAAATGATTTAACAGCCATAGCAATACGCAGAGGCATGAAACTTCTCGAAGTAAGGGTATATCCTAAGACTAAGGGCCCGGAAGTAATTGGATATACGCTTAAAATGCTACGAGAATACCGTGCAAAGACAGGTATTAAAAGCAGGGTAAAGATAAAGATTGATGACCATGGGCTCGGCGGTCCGATCGGTGATGAGATGGCTTTGAATGAAATTGATAACATTGAAGTTATTCCATGCTTGTTTGGCGGTAAGGGTGACGATCGATATACAGATCCAGCATCAATAATGTGGTTCGGACTTGCTGATATAATAAACGATGTAGAACTCTGTAACGATGAAGAACTCATTGAGGAGCTATCTACTCGTGAATGGAATCCTTCTTCCGGTGGAAGAATGCAGGTTGAGCCTAAAGCTAAATACAAAGAAAGGCTTGGAAGAAGCCCGGATAGGGCAGATGCAACAGTATTGTGTTATTACGGCGGAGCAAAGAAAGTCTTTGAACTTCCTGATATTATCGGTGAAAAAGAAAACGATTTTGAAATAGATTGGAATTACGAACACCTGACTGATGCATCGTATGGCGGTATATTCATGATAGATGTACTACACTATGCAGCACTTGTATTTAATAAAGACTTGTCATTCAACGGATTAGCTGCAGTATATCAATACTACTCAGATAAGCTATGGATTTATGAAGAGTTTTACCAAGACAGGCCAGAGCCTGATGTTATAGCTCGTGTGGTTAGAGCACTTACTCATAAGGGGTTATACGATGATGACAGAGAAGTGCGAATAATTGGCAACGAACACATGTTCAGGCCAGATGGTGATCGTAGGCCGCTCTCAGACGTGCTTATACATGAGAAGCTATATATATCAGAACCATTGAGATACGATGAATATGGGGCAATAGCATTTGGCTCTAAGATGTTTTCTGAAAATAAAGTAACACTACATAGAAAACTCACGCGTGCACGTCCTGCAATAAGCCTTTGGTCTGTAAAAAAAGGAACGCCTGAAACCGATGAGAATGGATACTGTAAGGCATTTTTACTTATATTAAGTGAAGTGAGGAGAAGGGTAAAAGAACGAAAGACAAAGAGAACGCCTAAAGATTATTCTCCAGTACATGTGAAATCGAATGAGAGAGAAAAAAATATGAACTCTTGGTGTGGGAGATAATATGTCTAAAATGCTCGAAATAGATATCAAGGTAAAGTAATGGAAAGATATAAAGTAGATAACAATTTCATCGAATACGAACAGGTGTACGTTGATTCGATATTCAATATTCCTATCGTAGACAAATCTGGTAACGTGCTTGCCCGTGCAATACTCACTCAGAATGTTAGACAAGATACCCCAGGAAAGTTCAGTGAGGTGGTTATTCTTACCGATATCATTGTATACGATCCAAATGATAGAGGCAAAGGGCTCGGTGATAAAATCATGGGATTCATCACTTCATGCGGCAGATTTGAAAAGATAGTTACCGGTATATCAACCAAAGCCGGGAGAGAACTTTGCCTAAAATGGGGATTTAAATACGATTTTATTAAAGAAAAGAAGTTTTTAATATGGGAAAAGAAAAATGATACTTAGTGGAAGAACCGATGAGCCTATAGATAGTTCTGGCAATATACCAAAATCTTTGGATGAATATATAAATAGTCCTGCTGCAATTAAATCAGCAAAAAAAGCTATTGAAATGTGCCTTTCCGATAAGGCTGTTGTAAGAGCTGTAGTTGTAGATAAGAATAACTTCAAAGTAAAAGTATCTAAAAAAATGTGTAACAAAACGATATTCGTAGGCGATTGTCTTATTAGTATAGGTAAAGTAACATTTAATGAACAAAGAAGAATTGATAGTATAAAAAAAAATAATAAGGGTATAAAGAATATTGCCTTCACTATGACAAATAGAAAACTGATTAAAAAGCTATCAGGAAAGGAAGTCGACAATAAAACTGTTGACAAGACTAACCAAGAAACAATAAAGCCATGTAGCGAAACAAGCCAGAGTTGGGAAAGATATCGGGAAGCCAGGGTAGAATTTCAAGAAGATTGAAAGGAGACTGTAATGCCGTTAACAAAAAAAGGTTCTAAAGTTATGAAAAATATGCGTAAAACTTACGGTTCTACGAAAAAAGCTGAAGAGGTGTTCTATGCTTCAAAAAATAAGGGGAAGCTTAAAGGAGTGTGTGGGAAAAAATAATATGGCTAAAGTATGCTTTTCTTCCGTATGCACTGCAGATAGTTATTCATACTATATCCCGCTCTTCATATACACAACGAAGAAGGCTTATCCTAATGCGACAGTAAAGGTATTCGTTAAAGGAAAACTCAAAAATGATATCAAAGAAGCACTTAAATTAATACCATACAAAGGATGGGAAGTATTAGAAAGTTGTTTTGCTTCATACCCGAATAAACCATTCATAACCAATTGCTTAAGATTTCTTATTGATGAGAGGTATTACAAAGGATATGACTATGTTTTCGTTAAAGACATAGATTTTCTTATCTTTCCGCACAAAGTCTCTCATTACAAATACTTTTCAAGACGTATTAAAAATCTTCCTTATTTCGGCGCAAAAGGTCCATACAGACGACCGAGAAGATACCACATAAATAGGGGGGGTTGGAAAGGGAATTTCACCAGAGTGGCTGGAGGTTCATTCTCATTCAAGAATCCTGCATGGTTTCGAAAAACAGGAAAAATACTCAAAGAATACAGACGTTATTTGAAGCACAATGAACACGATAAATATGATAGCCACCCTCCTGGATCATATCGAGAATGCGATGAAGTAATGCTGTTCCGTATTATAAAGAAATCGGGACTTCCTACTCCTAGGAGAAAGAATAAAAACGTGTATGGCAAACGTGCACCTAAAACATACAGAGATATTCACTTAGGCGACTTTGGAAAAGCACGACATTCCTATAGAAGAATATCGAAAAGACTAACTCTTGAAAACGTGAAAAAGTACGCAATACTTGAGAAGGATCCAATATGGAGAAAGCTACGAAAGAAGATGAGAACAAGCGCAAGGGTGAGGGAAGCGATTCGTCGACTAAGGAAGTATACAAAACGCCGCTTGAATTTATCTTCCTTATCCGTGGGAGGAACTGCGCAACCACAATTGAAAAATGCATCCGTTCAATTAGAAGACAAACCTACAAGCACTGGCACGCAATAATAGTACTCGATGCTCCTACCGATAATTCTGAGCAAATCACAAAATCACTCATAGAAAACGATAGTCGATTTCATCTTACTGTTAACAAAAGGCAGCTTGGTGTCTGCGGAAATATGTATCATATAATAAGATACACGTCAAAAACATTTCTCCCGTATGATTCCAATGTTGGAGTAGTAGTCGATGCTGATGATTGGATAAGCAAGGATGCTTTAAGGACGGTTGAAAAGGTCTTTAGAAAACATCCTGACGCGTTGATCACTCATGGCAGCTATAAAAAAATGTCACGAGGACGACGAACGAAAATAAGCAGGCCATATCCGAAGCACGGAAACATCAGAAAATTACCATGGCGCGGATCCCATATGAAGACAATTAAATGGAAAATTCTTAAAAAAGCTAGACCTTCGTGGTTTCAACACAAAGGGAAGTGGCTTGGTGCCGCAAGTGACTTAGCATTAATGTTTAATTGTGTTGAAATCAGTGGGTTAAATAAAACAAAACATGTGTACAAAGTTATTTATTACTGGAATGACAATACCACTAAAAGGAAAAGAATGTTGGAAAAGAAATGTGAGAAGGTATTGAGAAATAAGGTTAAGAACACATAGAATAATATTTATGAATATCGGCAACAGTTTCTCTTATTTCTGTCCCTGAGAAGCCACAACTACGAGGCATGTGCTCGTGTTCTATACCAAGTTTATCAAAATTTTTTAAAACCTCTTCATTCCCTGAAACATATATTGCATCATTAACATTAATATCAAAATCACTGAGTAATGATAAATATTCTTTTTTTGTTATTTTAGCAAAATGAATGTTGTTTACTATTGCAATCACTCTGCCCTTTGAATTATGCTCGAATATCCTTTCAACAATCGATTTGACTTCATCAGCAGTTAATGTTCTATCCTCATAATCAAGAATAACTACCACAACGCTGGAATATTTATCCAGTAATTTTAGTATTGTTAAGACGTGGCCAATATGGATTGGCGAGAACCTTCCAGAGAATATAGCTACTTTCCCGTTCATATCGCCTTAATTATCTCTATAACCATATGAATAATCCACAATATAAGTGCTCCACCCCAACCAAACATTGCTATTTTAACAGCTACCGGCTTATTTAGTATTGTTTTTGGACACATTATTTAACCCATATATCCTTTATAAAGTTTAATATCATAACTACAAGAGAGCTAACGGCAAATGTTACAAACCACCACATTTTATCTTTAAGGCTTTTAATATCATTAGTTATATTTTTATGTCGTTCTTCGCACAATTCTTTGTTGAATTTACTTTCTTCATCTCCCAAAATCTACTCACTCTCTTCTTTAGTTCCTTCAGATACCATCCTTTGATAAACCATTATAGCTGCATCTTTTTTAGGAACCCCCGAATCTTTCAATATGTTGAATATTTGATTGCTGCTTAAACCTGCTACCATAGCATCTTTTAAAGTATCGACATATTTATTTAGTATTTTCTGCCGTTGTATTTCTGAAAATACTCTTCCTTCAGAGATACCGTGACTCTTTAGAGTGTTGGTTACGCTTTTCAAATCTCCGGTTAAAAGAAATCTTTTGCGCAATTTGCTGACAATCTTATTTTCTCTGATTTTCTCTCGTTCAGATATTCGTTCGCCTTTATACTTAAGTCTCGCCGCTTCGGTTAAATCACGTCGGAGTTGAAATGATTTGTATTTAAGGGAGCGTGCAACATTTAATCGAGATACTCTGACGCCTGTGGATTGTGCAATAGCCTCTGTTTTTAAATCATACTTCTGTCCGTACTTGCCAGCACCTTCCTTAGTTGCTTGGTACATTCGTTTCGCCCCAGCTATTGCTCCAGGGGTAATAGCGTCGGCAAAATGAGCAGCAGCCTTTGTCATCTTTCCTTCAAGGGCATCCTCAGTATTCCAAACTTGAGTACCGTCTTTCTTTTTGTTTCTGCTGATATCAAGTAGCTTCTGAGTCATTAAATCCTCAGAAAGGAATGGTGAGAACGCTTCAGAAAGTGATTGAATAGCCTTTTGGTCTACATCTTCTCCACGCATTGCAGCTATTACTACATTCTTCATATAAGAATGAGGATCGGTATAACCCAAATCAATATAATTCTGCTCCCCTTCTTTACCTTTTCCTGTATATATTATTTGAGAATTCTGAGACCATGGACCCATAAATGTCCTGTATGCTTCATCTTTCTTTCTGTTTGTTCCGGTAAGGTACCTAGCTCCTGCAGTAGCAGCACCTGTTATGGTAGCAGCAGTTAATATCCCTGCCAACCGCTTTGCACCAATAGCCTGCAATCCGGGAGTTTTTAATTCTGTCATTGCCAATTTAGTTGTATTTGCAGCCGTCCTTATTACTTCTGCAGGGAAGGATACGAAAGAGCCAACGAATGGGAACTTCCTCAGCGATCGAACAAGTTCAGGTATCATTTCATAAGTTGGATACGTGTTTCTTACTATATTGGCCACATGTTCTTTGATTTCTTGTTCGGATGCTCCCGGCATTGCCTTCTTGTATCTCTTCAACTCGTTCTCATATGCAAATACCTTCCAAACGTCGTCTTCTGCACCATACAGCTTCTCTATGCCTTTAATCACTTTCTTTGCAGCTCTACGTTTCCCAGTGCCAATCATCATATCAATGTCACCTTGAGTAACATCTTTTACTATGTCTTTGATCTCACCGTATCGAGCACCAGTTCCTATTACCCCAAGCTCGGTTAGTTCACGCAGATACCTTTTCTGTTCTGCTGTTCCTTTATTTGCAAAATCCTTAAATGTTGATGCTATTGCCTTGGGTGCTTTTGTAACATCTACATGGCCATTCATAATGGCAAAACCAGTGTTTCCCGTGACATTTCTAAGGTGAGTCATTGGGGACAATATTGTCTTTGCATACTTTGCAGTGCTTGAAACGCCTATAAGCCCACGTAGCCACGCTGGATCTACGGTACTACTCATAGTTTTTTCAAAAGCTTCTTTAATTTCTTTGGTAGTATACAATCCACTCAAGGGCTTCATTGAAGGAGTTACTTCGCCACTTATTGGAACGCTGTAACTCTTTCCTTGTTGAACGATCGGTTTCTCGTGAAAATATTTACCGAGCCCTTCGGCTTTAACATCATTAAGAAACTTGTGGTTGGCAATTAAAGACGCCATTTTAGAAACTGATTTAGCATAATTTACATCAGCATCTTTGTATTCTCCCCACAATGACCGTATCTCAGCAGGTATTTCTTTTCGGTGTTTTAAGACATCAAGTTTTTTGCTACCCAATTTGCCTTTTGCAAGCATAGCTATAGGAGCATCTTCTTTGTATAACAATTCATCTATTCTTCCATTAACTTCAGCTTCAGATAAATCTGGGTGTTCATCTCTGATAAAAGCCTTTGCCCTATTCCTAACAGGTTCAGGAACTTTCTTTGCCCAATCAGGATCATCAAACACACGGTACGATCTGTGTGTGTAAAAACCCATATTCTCGGATACTTTACCTTCTAAATCACCAGCAATAACTCCCTCATCTATAAGTTTTTGAGACAAGGCGTCAATATGATTGCGCATATTTTTAACTACAGGCTGTAACTCAGGTTTTAGCTCTTCAATAGGCTTCTCGCCTTTTAATGCAGCATCGAGTTCGAAGGCTTCTTGACTGGATAACCTTGATTTACCATAAGCTTTTGTAGCCTTTGATTTGAATTCATTTACAGTGTGTTCGATTTCTTTTAACTCAGCATTTATCCAATGCTCTTTTTGCATCTTTCTACGGAATACTTCTTTAGGTAGGCCACCGCGAGTGGTGAGTTGTTGCTGCATTATTTTGCCAAGTTCATTTCTGGCATCTTTGGCAACACTTAAATTAACAGAACCGCGCTCACCGATTCCCTCGGGAACCATTGCGGTTTCAAATTGTTCAGGACGATCTAAACGGTCTATTTCGTCAGTAATAGCTTTAGAAAATGGAGATGGTTTGGAAAGTGTAGATTTTAATTCTTGGAAGGTGTCGCTGTATTTTTGTTCAACTGGAGCGCCTCGTCCCACAGCTCCTTCGCCCGCTGGCGCACCTGTGGGTTCGGGCTTTGTATAAGGCGGTATAGCTTCTGGGCGTAGTTCTCCTGCTGCTGGGGCTCGGGCTGTGCCCACGGGCTGCGGTTGCGGTTCACTCGGTTGCTCATACTCTTTAATATAACCCTCTTTGCCGGTTATGTCAACTGTTGTTTCTATATCTTCCTCTGTGGCTGGTGCTCTTACATGCCTAGTTTCTACCATTTCAGAAGGTAAAACTTCTCCTTCAAATACTTCTTTTGCTATATCTTTCCTAAACTCAGTCTTTTCAAATTCTGGTTTTTGTGGTTCAATAACTGGTTTTCTGCTCGGAGTTCTTGCCTTTTCCAAAGATTCCTTAATCAGTTGATTTAATTTATCGCTCCGTTCTTTCGGCATTTCAATCTGAATGTCTTTTATTTTACCTTGTCCAATAAGTTTTTTTAATTCATCTCTTTGTGCTGCTTGTTCAAGTTTGAATGTTTTTCCCGCGGCAACATCACGTATTGCAAATCCTGCAGCTGAGGCGAGGCTCACCACCTCGTTCTTCCACCACTCTTTTGACCCAACATCTTCTCCTCGAATTTTGCCTGCAGCAACATCATAAACAAGATCAGTTAATGGTTGTGCAATAAGCTGTGCAACTCCTGGTGGAGCAAGTACTTCTGGAATAACACTTATCAAACCACCGCCGCTTTGCTGTGCAACATCCTTCATTGCCTCGCCAAGATCTTTTCTACCTATATTCTGTTCAGCAGATATTGCCCCTGTAGTAAGCACACGAGAAAGCGCAGTCTTTAATAACGGTGATTTTGCGATAGGGGCAATCTTATTAAGTGCGGCGCCGACAAGACGACCGCCAACTATTGCCTGTGCAATTGTTCCCGTTATTTGTCCTGCAGCAAATCGTATAGGGGCAGCCTGCCTTACCTTTTCAAGTTCTTCCTTCGTCTCTTTCGGGAAAAAAGTAGGAATTGGAGTAGACTGCAATATTCCAAATGCAAGAGCATTTGCTTCGCGATCTTCTTTAAGCAATACTTCCATTTCTTTTCTAACATGAGCTTGTTCTACCCATGGCAATTGCTTCATTAACTCTATCCCACGTTCTTGTGGAATAGATTTAAGCTCAAGAGCTCTTGCACGCGGGTCATCGATAGTAATAAATCGCGATTCCATGGCAGCAACTTTTGGATCCAGACTAAGTTGTATAAGAGGAATCTCTGTTGGTGGTTGCTTGGCTGCAGGTTGTTTAGATATACCTTCTGGTTCTCCGAATTCTCGTGTTACACCGAAAGATATTTTCTCTTCCGGAGTTTCAAACTCACGCGAAACACCGGTAGATAAAGGCAATGCCCGCTGTTCTACCGGTGGTTCTTCAGGTTCTTCTTTTGCTGTAATGGATTCATAGAGCCCCTTTGCAGCTTCTACTCCAGCACCTATTCCTTCTTTCGCACGTTCTAATAGAGAAGGTTTTTCTTCTATTATACCTTTGCCATACTCTGGGTATTTTGTCAGGATTTTGGTAACAAGAGTTTCATCATCTACAGAAGCATAAGATGGATACTTCGCTTTGATTTTCTGAGCAAATTCACTTCTTGTATAATTCACTAAAATAGCCCTAACGGATCTTCGGTTGGAGTCGCCGCCGGCTGTCCGGTTCCTTGTATTACTCCATAAACCTGATCCTGTAATTGCTGCATCTCACTTAAAACAGCCTGTATTTCCTCATCAGGTGGCTTTGGAGCACCTTTAGCTTGTGCAACAGCTCCTACTTCTTCAGGGAATGCATAGGCAAGAGCTATGCGCTTCTGCGGGTCTCTTAGAATAGCTCGTGCGGCATCAGCTATTCCACTTGTTTGCTTCATTACTTCGACACCATATTCACCTTCAATAACTTTATACAGATTTGGGAATTGCTGTTTAGCCATATTTTTAACTGCAGCTTGCAGCTCTTTACCTAATTTCCAATCTGGTGTTACTGTTGGTTGTCTTGGCGCCCTTTTTCTGGCATCTTCCTCTTTCATGCGCTTCTGCCATTCCGTAAGAGCGGTATCCCATGAACTCTGCTGCTGCTCTTCTTTATTTATTAACCGGTCTATCTCAGTATTCATTCTACCGAGAAATTCTGGATCATCTGCAAGCTGCTGTGGTATATCAAGCTCCGTTGCAATTCGTTCTATCTCAAGCATCAAGTCAGTTTGCTTTCCACTTTCAATCTGACGTGGATCAAGGTTTTGTGTTTTTATAACCGTTTTAGTTAAATTGTCCAGCGTTCTCTTTTTAGTCCTTAGCCCCTCTACTGCATTTTGGCTCTCAATAATAGCAGTATGGAAACCAGACTCCTTGCTCACACCAGTCATTGTCCTAATATTTTTCTCACGCTGCTTATTTTCCTGCTCACGTTGCTCTTCATACATTTTTAGTGGCTGTTGAAATACCTGTTCAGTAGATTCAACCTGCTTACCGAGTGTTTCAGGAACCATTTCTTGTGCTGCCGGAGACAGTTGTGCGAATTCACGCTGGTATTCTTCACCTCTGATAGGCCGTCGCTGTTCCTGCATCTCCATAGGAACTTCACCAGCTCGTTCTGGAGCAGCTTGTGCAGGAATCGGTGGGCCTTCCGCCTGTACCTGCCGTTGTTCAGTTATAGGCTGCTGCATTTTACCTGTAAATCCTGCAGCTTCACTCTTGGTTGCCAATCCTTCAAGATATTTATCAGCACGTTCAGCGCTACCTAATAACAGCTTTATGTTCTGCTCTGGGCTTAATCCCTGCATAGGTTTTTTAATAAACCTTTTAGCCTGAACCATAGCTTTAAGAAAATTACCTTCAAGTGACGGATCACTATTTTTAACATCATCAGCAAACTGATAAAGTGATTGCCCATACAAATCATTGACTTCCTTATCAATGTTTTTTCTTTTAACTATCTCAGGTATTTTCTGTGCAAAATCAATAAGGTTTGAACTAATACCACTAGCAGTTCCACCAATAATATTAGCTTTCGCATATGCAGCCTGCATAGGGTCATATCGGATAGGCATATTATCCCCGCAATCCGGCAAGTCTGTTTATAAATAAATTTTCGAGTTGTGCGTTTTTGTTTACCACTTGAGTCAATCTGCTTACTTGATCTCTGAATCTTGTGTGAGCTTCTTGTTCTTGATACATTCCAAGTTCTCGTTCTTTTAATTTTGTAGAAACATCGAATTGCCTTCTTCCTTCTCTAATCTTTCTCTTTTCAAGTTTTTCTTTGCTTATTCTAGCTCTTTTTGCCTCTTCAAACTCACCAAGATACATCTCTTTCGATTCTCGTCGTCCCTTTTCAATCTCACGACTTTGCATAGAACCACTAACCACTTCGGTTCCAACACCAATTAATCCGCTTATTATTGCTGCTGCAATAGACATATGTTACCTCTTCGTATTAAGCAAGAACATAGTTCGTATACGATCCATCTTTATCTTTTAACTGTAATTGTATTGATCCAGGTGATTCTATTATTTTTACAAGTTGACCAGAGACTTTTTTAGTACCTTCATCACCAAACCCTATTACTTCTGCTCCCCCAAGTTCATATGTTTTAAATTCCATTAGCTTACCTACTGACTTTTCAAGTACTTCCTTAAATTCTCCATCCAATTTTGTAGTTCGTTTTCCCCACATATCTAGATCATAATTTACATTGTTAAAAACAAATTCCTTACTAGGAAGCTCATAGTAATACTCTGAGTCTTTAACATCATCCGGATTGCTCTCATATGCAGCAGTGAGTTTTTCGTAATTATCTTTTGTAAGCAAGTCGGAGTATTCCTCAATTTCTATACTTTCTAGGGGGATCGTTGATGGCAATTCAGGGAGTAACTTCAGATACTCATCATATGACTTAGGCTTTCCTGCTTTAATCCAAGCGTCTAAAGTAACATCTTCATCACCCGGAATAGTCCCATAAAATGCATCAAAGGACTCTGCTATACCTCTTTCACCAGCCCCTCCTTCTCCAACAACATTCCCGGCATTATCGATAGTGATAGTGTCACCACTCATTATGTTTTTATACACATAGTTTTTCTGCTCATCAACTGAGTATCCCTTGTCGGCATTCTCACCAAGATATTTATTGGCATCAGCTATATTGTCGAAGGCTTGTACAAGGTTACCACTGGCATCAGTTACCTGATACGAAGGAGTAATATCAAATTCAAGCTCTCCGGTTAATCCTGCAGTAAGGGTATCTCTGATAAGCTGCTGAGTATCTTCATCAAATGATTGAAATGCCTTTGATTCTGTTATTGCATCCCATTCCTCATCAATAGCGTTTAACTTCAATCCTTCAAACATTTCTACTGCATTCTCTTCAGTTATACCAAGATCTTCAATAAGATTTAAACCTTCTGCAGACTTCTTAGCCTCATCCCATGTGCTAAATGTAGAGGCAAGTGTTGCTAAATCCGTCATACTCTGCGCATATCTATCTGCTCCAACATCCTGAATAAGCTGGTTCATATCAAATGATATTCCGGGGAACACCCCTTCAAGTACCCTTTCGGCTTCAGCAATATTCGTCGGATCCATAGTCTGCAACAACATATTCGCACCACCCAGTGTCTTCTGCCACTGTGATTCACCGTATGGTGTGGCACCTAATATGTTCTGGAAATCATCAACAGATAAATCAAGTCCAAATGCGTCATTAATCTGATCAAGTGATCCTCCCCTACCAACCATGTTGGATATGGAATTAACCCGTTGATCGCCAAGCTCCCCTATCAACCTGCTAATAGTTGCCTGTTGCGCCTGTCCTTCATAAGTGTAATCACGCTTTATTCCCATATATTGCTCTGCATTTAAATTCAATCCGGATGCTGTATTAGCTGCAATAAGATCGGAACCTTGGTTAACAGCGGTAACAAATGCCTGCAGTCTATTGGAATCAACACCCAATCTCGCCGCTTCATTTCCAATATCCATCCCCTTGAGTTGTCGAGCTTTGTATTCTCGGGCAATTTCATAGTCTTCTCTTGTAGCATCAGGATATTTCTGCTGCCATGATTCGAATGAGGTAGTCTGCGCATCATCTGCCATACGTGTAAACTGTTGATCACCGTATTTTTCTCTCTCGAATTCTAATTGTTTTTCAGCCATCTCAAAACCAGCTTCTGCCCTTGCTTCTCCCGGTATTTGTCTGGCTGCGGTAAAAGCCCTTTCACCTTCCTGTTTCCTAAGATCACTAATAAGCTGGCTTTCCTGTGAACCTATTTGTCTGCCTAATCGTGCCGATTCTGTAGCGGCTTCGCGTCCTTGAATGCCATACTGTGCCATTTCCTGAGTTAATGCGCCCTTTGCTGCTGCAGCTTCACCGGCAAATCGTTCTCGTTCACCTGCTCGAATAGCTGCTTCTCTCGGGCTTTCAACATCAGCGTAGCGTTCTAACCGCTGCAACCCACGTTCCCGATATGGCTCGTAAATGTTTTCATCCGGAGTTGTAGCTGGAGCCTCTGCAGGAGTTGGTGTCTCAACAGGAGCAACCTCTTGTGGCTGCTCTCCATAGCTAAATGCACCACGGCGTGTACCGCTCGTTGCTGGTTGGGCTGTTGCACCAGCCGGTTCCTGTGCTTCACCGTAACTAAATGAACCCCTTCCACTTGTTGCCGTCTGAGCAGTGGGTGTTTGAACAGTGGGTTTTTGAACAGTGAGTGTTTGAGCAGGAGCTTGTGGAGCAATCTTAGGCGCCTCTCGCACAGGCATATCCGACCCAACTGGTTTAACAGTTACAGATGGCGGTGCGATTGTTCCCGGCGTCCTTGATATCGTCTGTTCCATTTGTGGTGCTATTGTTGTCGTTATAGGAGAACTTTTATTAGTAATTGCATCTATATTACTCTTTCTACTAAATCCTTCCTTGAATTCTTCGTTCGCGCTTTGATCTGAAGGAGTGTTCAGTTTCTCGCTAAATACTCTGTCTCTTGGGTGTGTAATGGTTCCATATTGGTATCCTCTCATTCCGGATTTCTGCTCAATATCTTGCAGGTTAGCTTGTCCACCCACTTGAGATGCAGGTGTAACACTGAACTCTCCATTCTGCTCGACATCTAAGCGCTCACCCTCATGCACGGTACGCGGACCTTGATTGGTATTAAGAATACCTGTCGGTCGTTCAGGCTGCAATTGGTTATCATTGCCATAGCCGGTGGAAAAAGAATTTTGGCCGTTAACACCGATAACTCCCAACTGATTCCAAAGCGAATTTATATTATCTCGCTGTTTGTCTTCTTCTGTTTTCTGGTTACGAGCCAGAAATGGATAGTTGCTTGTAGGCATAAGTTACCTCATTAATTTATACACCCAAAAACCATAATCTTCTTGCTTGCGTATTATCACTATATATTCTGACATATGTATCTTCATGTGTTATACCTGCATCATATTCACCGATAGTAATATGGTTACTTTCTTTTAATATTCCTTCAATATTATCACCACCATCGGTATTCCCGACACGAATTCCAGTATCAATAAATTTGGCAGCAATTATATGCTCTTCTCGTGATGCCGGCATTCCATCGGGTCTACGCAACACGTTTGGATCATGAGTAAGAACCCAATCCAAATATGCACTACGTGGATAATTTGTAGGTTGACGCAAAAAGGTATCTGGCTGCTCAACACGTGTTGCTGGATCATTCCTGATCTCAATTATATCGCAATATGCTGGTGCATCTTCTCTGTCTGAATCCAACCACACGTTACTTATTGGATAGCATTTAGTACACATAATAACCCCTCTATTTAGGAAACACCCATCTGTTTAATCTATCGATTTCTCTCTGCATTTCTTTCTGTTTTGCAGAGGTTTGTTTTGCAAATTCAATAAGCTGCAGGATAGCATTAGGATCACTTGGATCAATAATATCCAATTGAATGTTTTGTACTTGCAAGTCGTCTTTTGTGCTCATATATGTGTTACTTTATTGTTTTGTTCCACTATTCTTTACGGTTTTATCTTCCTTTAATTCCTCATTTTCTTTACTTAAATCAGCAATGTTTTTACATAAAAGAGAAAAAATATTATTTAATTCATCAAAACTTCGTCTTATTTTTAATTCCAACTGATCTAAACTTACATTATTTTCAGGATTCATCTTTATACCTCTTTTTTAATATTGTGTTTTTATGATAATCAAATCTCTCGCGTGAACATAATTATTAAGCCCGGATGTGATATCACAACTTTTCTCCCGTGCATATATAACAAAATTCGATTTTTCTCTCGATGATCTTATCGGAAATCTCCTATCAAGAAGGCACCCGTTTGGCTCTGAATCATTACGAGTGGATCCCCATGTCGAACCATTCTTTTTAAATGCGGATATAGTATAATCAGATCCGTTGTGACACCCAAGCATTAGAGTGCCGGAGTCAACGAATACACCACCGGCGATCAAAATGCCATCATTACCAAATCCTTTATCTGCTGTAACAATGGTTTCTATCTCCCCGAGAGTGCCATCAGTTATTTTTACGTACTTACATTCTACACCGTTTTTATCGTTCATGTCATAAACGGTCATCAACAGCTCGTAATCCTCTGTAATATCCAATATAGACCAGTGTGCAATAGTTGATCCATCACAAATCATCATCCCATCTGTTGATTTGTACAGCAATTTAGATGCGTGTGTCTGTATGATGATAGAACAAATGAGTAAAAGTATTTTAAGTAGCTTCATTTATTCCTTCTCTCTAAGTTGATGGATCTTCGTTAATTGCATCTATATACATTGCCTTTAATTCTGCCGCTATAAGATTATTCAATGTGCTGTAATTTAATACTGCGGTGTATATTTCATTGTTTGTCCATGGATCAACGCTTCCTGTGCCCAAAAAAATTAGTGGTCTTCTAATCGGGACACTTAACTCTCCATTTCCGGCATTTCCCTTGCAATGAATACGTGCTGCATGGTATAAATTGGTCTCGTGATTCTGCGCCGGTATATCAAAACGAATAGTAATATCTTTCAATTTAGTTGCCGTATAATCCTTTGGCATTAAGTACCTCCAATATGTATTACTGATAAATTGACAGCATGCACTGTAATTGTCGGTGTCCCCGCATCTGTTGTTCTTATGGCAACTTCTATTGTTGAATTATCAGCCAAATCTAGTATCGCAGAAGATCCAACGTGCTCTTCTTCACTTGCAAACTTATTTTCCACATGGCATTGACCTGCTGCATCTGCCGCTCCGGATCCGTTTATTTCAATACCTATTTCAACATGATCATTCGCTGCATCGTTTTCAAAGCAGCACGAATAGCTTACAAAAAACATACCTGGCTCTGTTACTGTTAACTCACCGCTTCCGTCATGTGTAACATTATGTAAATTTCCATCGTTCATATCAGCATCAGAAATATTATACCATGTGTTCTGCACTGCATTGACTTGGACCCATGCGATGTGATTGCCATAACACGACCCGAAAGGAAGGCCGGCACCACCGACGAACTTCATGTCTCCATCTGATTCTATGTTGACATAATTCGTGGGGGCACCTGCCGAACTGTCGCCAATTCTCACCGATCCATCTGCAAACATATCAAGAAAAGTATCGGCTTGTGAATATATACCTATCGCAGTATCTCTAAATGAAACCTTGGAATCAGTATCTAATAAGACAACACCTGCGCCGACAACCTTCGGATTAACAATTAAATTCGTTCCATTATAATGGATTTTTATATCTTGACCAGCACCTAAAACGAGACCGTAAGAATCAGAATCGATTTGCACATCACCAAACAGGCGAGTAATTGTAGTTGATACGTTTCCTATAGCCGTTGTGTTGCTTCCTAAACCATCGGCACCATACCCTATTACAACTTCATTTGTTTCGCCGTCACCGGCTGGATATGTATAAGACCCTAGAAATACCGAATCTTCACCCGAAGTATTATTTCCTCCACCAACTAGATACCTACCAGCCTGATAACCTATGCCGACATTGTGATCAGTATCTACTATCGAATACAATGCCCTACCACCTATGGCAATGTTTGCAGTGCCACTTTCTAATTCGCGCAAGGCAGTTATGCCTATTCCAAAGTTGAAACTACCATCATCGCAATCATAAAGAGCCGATCTACCTATTGCAACATTATACTCGCCGGTAGTGTTACTATATAAACCGGCATAACCGATTGCTATGTTTGAACTTCCAGTCGTATTTGTAACCAGTGAGTCCCTACCGATTGCACAGCAGTAATTAGCTTCTGTTAAGTTAGATAGCGCCTGGGATCCAATAGCTAAGTTATTATAACCTTTAGTTACTGAAAGTAATGCCCTGTATCCTACACCTAAATTATAAGACGAATGAGAAGTCGCTGTTGCAGTGCTCCCAGTTGTAAAATTCCCAGCATCTTCTCCAAGAAATAAATTTCTTCCATCAGGAATTGCACCGCCGCCAGTTGGGTGATGGAAATCGTGTAAAAACCTGTTACCGCCTTTGTAGATTACTCCTGTAACGGACGATGTGGTACTTACAGTATATAACGAAAGATTAAGTGAAATCCCTGAATCCGGAACGTGAGTTAATGTCACATCCTGGTCGTCTCCTAAGTAGATTACAGAGGCATCAGCAAGATAAAGGTCGGAAAATTCTAGAGAAGCTGTCCCTAATGCTGCTCCATCGGAAGCACTTGGGGATATTGTATCGGTAAACTTTACAGTTTGATCTGAATCTATCAGTACACTTACTGCACCACCAGAAAAAAGCCTGATAGTATCAGGCCATGTCGAGTCGGCGTCACCATACAACCAGATACTACCACCACTATTATAATCATCTTTTGCATTTAGAATTAATGCTTCACGGTTTGCAACAACATAGTTCAATATCGTAGATTGACAGTTTCCCTCAAGTGTTATCACGGGGCTTGAAGACGTATCTGTAATATGAAGCAATGTGTCTGGACTTATCTCATTTATCCCAACCCCATCGATTGTAATCCTCGCCATTTCCGTTCCGTTAAGGGTAGTTGTATTGGCCGCAGCATGAAACCTGATATTTGTAAATGCATTCATAAATGTTGAACCACCACCGATAAACAAAGCACTCTGGGTAAGTTGTGACGAACCAACAAACCACGTGAGAGGTTCCTCTGCATTCGTATAATGTGGACTTCCTGCTCGAAAGTATTTTGATGTTAAATTTGTTCTAGTGTTCAATTGGTCGTCGGCACCAACTATAAGCCCAATAGTGCCATCACAAACATCTAACTTACCAAGTGGAGTAGCTGTAGCTATCCCTACATCACCATTGTCGAACTGGAATTCTCCAGCTCCAACCAGCTGAGAATCAAATACAAAGTTTGTTCCGTTATAACGTATTTCAGCGTCTTGTCCTGCGCCAAAAATAGCACCATATGCATCAGAATCTATCTGAATATCATAATTTGAATGGGCAGTACCAGCATTGTCAATATAAAATCTTGTAGCTGGTAGTGCGGTTGTATTTGCTGCCGTAGCAAGTATAATCTGTGTTGCCGCATTTAAACCTTCGTTCCCACCGGTTCCTATTGTAATACTATTTGCCGCTACTGTACAATGACCCGCAATGATTCCCATTCCAGGCTCATCAGTATCATATTGAGGCATGCCTATGTGACTACGTTTAGTAACATTATCTGTTCGAGTAATAGCATTTTCATCAGCACCTATATAAAGAGTTTGCTCTCCATCAGAAACATCCAATGTGCCTAATGGGGTTGCTGTTGATACCGAAACATTATCAACGAATAGCGTGTTTGTGTTGTAATTATACGTAAAAGCTGCTTCTGCACCCATTGCTCCAGCAAGATTATATTGAACTTCCATGTCGGCACCTGCTACTGCGGCTACTCCAGGAGCTATCCATCCTAAATTACCTGCACCATCAGTATAAATTATCTCGTTAACAGCACCATCAGCAGCGGGGAGTTGCCATAAGCTATTTACAATCATGCTTAACTGCTCATCCCAAGTAAGCAGTTGATTGTCAGTAGGTTGAGTGATTGTGGCTTTGGAAGATGCAAGCCTGGCGGTTATTGTTTCCAGCTCGTTTATAGTAGCTTCAATATCTTTTACGGCCCTAATCAAGTCTCGCATGTTATTTACAATTGATCTAATCATAATAGTCTAATACATTGCGCACGTTGTATTGCCATGGTTTTCAATGACATCGGTATAAATAAACCGTACTGCATTCGCTGTGAGCACTGAACCGATTACCCTCGGCTCAAATCCAATTACCTGCCCACCGAAGAAAACTATCGGACTTGCGTATGATAAATTCTGGCTCAAATATCGAGTGTTTGATATAGTGTCATTTTCATATACATCAATAACATCACTATGCCTTACAATTGTAATCATAGTCCAGTTGGTAAGCTGCGACGTTAAAGGAACTATCCAATCATTCGTTCCATCATTCCATCGTAATTCCCATTCAGAATCAACCTGAACAAGTTGTATTGTCAAGATTGCATTACTCATTATAGTACATGGGCTTACAGGCGATCGAACCCATAACACAATGCTTAATGTTCCTGCAGGTATGCTTTCGTTAATGCTCATGCTATCGGTTGTTCCGAATGCAAGTGCAGACCTGTCATGTCCATCGGGCCCTTGTGCTACACCTGTGAAACTTCCGGTCGTTATCTGATTGCTTCCTTTATCCCACGGCATAGTATGAGAGCCGTCATCTATATTAACCAAGTCAACGCTTCTTCCAACCCAGATCAATGTAGTGCTAAGTAGTTCAACCCACGTTTTTTCACTCATCTGCTTTTCATCCGGAGCTGCTGCAGTATCTATTTCTTGATACCATTGTTCAACATCAACCAACCTCCATGGGGCACCGACCAATCTCAAACCGGATTGTATGCTCTCGTCCTCTATATGCCTGTCGGAAACTATCTGCGCCCTTCTTCGAAAATAACGCACCACTGCCCTGTCAACCGGGCTTGACTCGGTTCTGAAGTACATGCTTGCCAAGAATTCATTGGTAAATCCATGCGGACCATAACTCCCGGTATTACGCCTATCTTTAAACCATGGCTTTAAGTTTGCACTGGATTCTGAATGTCTTAACTTTGCTGTTGGACTATCTGAAGGAACGTTTTCACGGAAAAGAATATCTGATTCAATCTGAGTGCCGCCATAGTCTTCATTCTCTCCATCAACCCAATGATCTTCTCTTCCAAGCCAATAATGTTTGAATGAGTTACAGTCAGTTACGATAACGCGTTCTTCATCTTGAACAGTGAACAACTTACATGTTCCGACAAGACCTATGGCATTTGGGTAGTCGTCTCCGTTGTATTCACTCCAACCAATACCCTGTTTCTTTTCCTGCGGTATTCCAAACCGATATATGCGAGTTGATTTTGTGACGTTTCTACCACCGGAACTATAATCGTTTTCATAAACATATATCGTTACTGAAGACGTTGACGTGTCTCCGCCCGAATCGGTAACAGTCAACGTTACCTCATATTCACCCGGCATATCATATGTATATGTTGGATTTTGATCTGTTGAAATATTTCCGTCCCCAAAGTCCCACTCCCAATTAGTTATATGGTAAGCGTTTAGGTTGGGTGTATTTGGGACATAACCGCTTGTATCTGTAAAATCCACTTCAAGAGGAAATGCACCATATTCGGGGGAATAAGTAAAACTAGCAGTCAGTAGCCTTAATGCAGCCCACAATGGCACATAACCATCAGGAGCACCAAGAGAAAAAAGATGGTACGTATTTTCATCAAAATCAGGCGCATCGTTATTTGAAAATTCATATGTTATATCGGTAATATTCGTATAGCTACCATCTGTAAAATCAGCTTCGTTTGCCCTGTTTGTGTATATGTTATTTACAGATATAGCACTACCGTTTCTCAGAGCATTTTCTGATACTGATATAACTGTACTGTATTCCCCTCCTCTATCAAGAACAGCATATGCGCCTGATAGAAGATTGAATGTGCACCTTACAGGAGGATAAACTCTGAAAGTAATGTAAGTATTAGAATTTAAATTAAAATAACAATGTTGGGCTCTGTTGATATAGATATAGTCGGCATCGCAAAATAGAATACCGTCGAAAAGGTCGGCTCTCCTATAATCGATTCTGTTTGCTCTTATCCTCCATGGGGTATTTGCTATACCACCATCTGTATATTCATTTAAATACCATGCTTGCGGATCATCAAGATCTATTTGATCATCCCATGAATACATGTAAAATATACGATCATTTAGTATTAGATTTACTGCACCATAATCGTGGCTACCTCTTAAAAAAACGTTGTCACCAGCAAGAACTGCAGCCTGCCAATCAGAATGTCCGTAAGGATTATCTCGTGTTCCTGCCCCGGAAGCTCTGTCTAAATCAACAAATAAGTTTGCCATATTATTTCGCAGTCATCCAAAACACATGTCCCAATGTTCTCCCGTAAGCACTTGCACCAAGATTCCAGCACTCTTTGAAATCCTTTGCAATTATATCCTGCTCGGTGTCTCGATCGAAGGTAAGATCTTCGCCATACTTTTTATTTACCAACTGCCGTACACTCATATCCTGACAAACAAGTTCGAAAGTACCGTAATCAATTTCCTCAATACTTCCCCAGTCAACAGCACCGATATATTCATCGACTATATCAGCATGAAGCACTCCGTACCACTCACCAAATTCAGGCAAGTCTTTGATATCCGGGTTATTAGTTGGGCCTCCCCATAAACTGTTGTTACACCATACGAGAAAGTAATTTGGGGCTTTTTTAATAAAATTAATAGTTCCTTCAATCTTGTCCATTATCTGTCTTGTCTGTAAATAATACCCTGCATTATATTTTGCATCACTTGGCATATCACAGTAATGAATAAGAGAATCGCCGCGGCGTGCAGTAATCATAAATCCCGGAACAATTCTAAGTATATTACAATTTGGCATTGCTTCTTTATACCGCATATTAAGAAGTCCTATGTGCTTTTCATCCATACGGTTACGCAGTGTTTTATCAGTGGTTATATCGGTTATTACTCTACATGTAGGATCGAGTGTTATTCCCTGTGTTTCCCTTGTTACGCTATCATGAACTTGTACCCTGTTGCCTGAAAGCACTCTCACTATTATAGAGCTATAATCGGTTGACCAATATATTGTTTTTCTCTCGTCGCATTCAGTATTAGAGAACACATCATCATTAAGCTCAGTTTCTAAAGTAACAATGTTACCACTTTGGGACGCCCTCATTACTCTACCGCCGCCGATCGCACATGCTTGTAACGCTTTATTTCCACCTTCGTAATATTCACTACCTACCCTTACTTGTCTGATAGATATGTATTCTATTATTGTATAAACTTCTCCATCTTCAAACCTAAGAGGTGTCCCCTCGTCTGCCTTTTCAAAAGAACCTATTTCGGCAGTAACTATATTATTACTCATACTTGCATAAAAGGCACCAGCTACTCGATAGTCACCACACCATGTTATTTTATTAGGAGGAAGCTCAACCTTATTATCAGTTGTTCGCGGATCCGCGCCGTTTTCACTTATATCAGTTGATCGCCAAAGGCTGTAGTGACTCCAATGCCATTCATAATTTCCCTGATCTCTCGGGATATACAGTATCCCTACTTGATTTGGGCTGGTTGGAGGCCAGTCATCATCAATCGTGGCACTATCTTCTTCAGTCCCTTTAATGATTGAAGAGACATCAGTTCCGCTCGTTCCTGCGCCAAGATAGCTTATTGTGGAGTTGCTTTCTTCGCCTGTTGTGAATACAAAATGATCATTATCCGTGTATTCAACCTGTATCCATGGGAATAGAGTATTTATAGACTTTTGAAGAGCAGTAGCTACTTCCGCCATATTCTGCACGTTTTCACCAGTAGTACTCATATCAACTAGAAATTCTGCAGCATCATCATTATGGGTAAATTTAAACGATGCACCTGGAGCTGCTATTGTTCTGTAATATCCAGGATCTCTATTAGTATCAGACAATCTCGCACATATTAATCGACAACCTGTCTGTGAAGCAGTATCATTATTTCCAATAGGCTTTTCAGTCCAATACGTTGTATAATCTCTGTTTGGAGTGACTTCGAGATTAAGCCGCGTCGTACCACTTTGCTGTAGCAATGTTGCTCCAACAGTTGTTCTACTTCTTAAACCATACCCTCCAAGCCTACACATGGAATAAAGGTAATCATATCGTTTTTTATGGACTCTCCTACGAGTTCTTCCTTCGAGAAGGACATCAGGAATTGGGCCGTTTGCACGCCAAAGGATTCTAACATTATCGTAAAAACTTAATTTGAATATTCCATTCGAATTTCCTAACATGCTGTAATCGTCAACATCATCATAATCAGATATTACATTGGAAGGCATTCTTCTTGAAACACATAGGCATTCATTCCAACGTGAATAAGAAATAGGACTTGTGTATATTCGTTTTCCCCATTGCCATATTTTCCTCTTCATTCTTTTATGGAAGCCGTTAGTATTTAATCGCCCATGAATATAACAACCAGATGTTGAATTTCTATTACCTGATAGAGATACTCTTACTTGATCACCGGAAAGATACTCAATTATTTCATCGTGATAATATCCATCATCGGTAGGCCATGCAATATGTCTACTGACAAATCCTTGAGTGAAAATGTCATCATTGCAAGTAACGATGTCATCAACTTTCTCCATCGTGTAAGTGTCTTCATCATTATTACAATCGTCCCTCCAGATGGGAGGTTGTAGTTCAGACCATAACCACGATGCAAGCCTTGGTTGTATCTCAGTATCGTAACAGTGAGCATTAACCAAGCCGGCAACAGATGTGTCGGGGATGTCTTCATGAGGAGCGTTTTTAACCAGCCCTCTACCAAAGTTATGCTGTTCCCAATTCTTCAGGTTGTCATCAGATTGCCTACTCATTAAAATGCCCTTTTAACACAAAATGACGATAGTCCCTGCTCTCCATCGTCTAATTCAGTCCAATATTTAGGCTTTAGTACTGTTTCGATATATTTAGTAACGGCAAGTTGTTTCTTATGATCATTGATTGCATCAATAAGAGACATGGTAGCCTGCATGAGAAGCTGCTCTGCTGCAGGGCTCGGGCATTCATGCTGTACGCGTGGACTTGTTATTTCTGTTGGGAGCCTATAACTTATTCTTCGAAACAAGGATGACGTGCCCCCGGGATTAACACCCCTAAACATAAAAGTGGCCGGAGTGACACTTCCACTTCCGGCTACTCTTGCAGGCGTACTTTTTATATTAACGACACGAAGGTATTCCAGACCTTCAAAAATGAACTCCTCAGTTCTCCAGTCACTTGTCCATGCATTAGGCAACGCCTGATCACCGTCTATCACAATATGTTTTACCTGCCAGACAGTAGTAGGACAAGTATATTGGAATTCATTGTTACGTGTTGTTACGTATGGAAAATCTCCCGTCGCTGAGTCATAGAGTAAATTCTGTTCTCTTTCCGCAGTATTAAGAAGCCGGTGCGCCTGATTGTACAGTGGCAGGATTCCTTTTTGACTTCCCTCCGGGTTCCATCCGTGGCACTCCAGCGCTATCCACGTCAGATGTTGATTCGTCGACGCCATCTATATCATCTCCCTTTTTTGGCCGCCCTCTTCTCCCAGGCGATTTTTGAGATACTTCCTGTTTTTCAATTTCTTCCAGCTTCTTTAAATCAGCAGCAATTCTGCGTTCGATTTCTTCTTTAGGACTAAGTTCTGTTTTAAACGGTTCATCTTTTATTTTTTCAATCTCTTCAGCTAATTTTGAATCAACAACAACGAGTTCACGATGTGTTGAAATGAAATGTCTGTTCCAGTTGTCAGGATCATCCCAGATATCGGCTTCGATTTCACCGGTAATAGATTGCCTAAAAAGCAGCGCACGTGCTCCTGGCCGTGCCTGCCATTCTGTTTTTCCAGTACTAACATCAGTCTTCTCATATGCTTCTACATCTCTAAGGCCATGAATTCTTATGTTAAAACAAACGCCTTCGCTATCAATTTGCGGTATTGCTCTGCCTTCATAACGAACCTTTATGAACTTTTCGCCTTTCCGCCTGAGATTTTCAATGTTTTTTAGGTGTTCTCTGTCCTGTTGAGATTTAAAAAAATCCGCTAACTGATTCATGTTAATCCTTTCTTTTGGTGGATACAAAGACAGGGGTATTAACCCCCTGTCTTCACAATTCAATATTATGCAGTACTATGCATTCTCTACACGGCCAAGCACAACCAGTACTGAGCCGAAATACTCACGCTGCGCACCGGTAGGATCAACAGGTGTGGTATCAAACTGTAGATGCTGATATCCACGATTACCTGCATAACCGACACCATTACGCACATTGTAATCCCAATCCTGAGAAATCATATGCATCTTCTCAGGTTCCATCAGATACAATGAACCTGCACCATGAAGGATAGATGCATCACGTACCAATGGATTCTCAAGTTGTCTCTGGTCGTTTGCAGTAGGCCACATATAACCAGCTTCCAGGCCAAAAGGCTCTGCAGTACCACTCGGGATAAGAGTAGCGAGTCTGTCGTCACGAACAATGTAAATTGTTGCACCGGCAGCGCTTTCCCATTTCCCTTGTATACCATACCAGTTCTGTACTTTATGATCTTTGATATCATCAACACGAGTATAACGACTTCCAAGCGTATCGATGAACCGAGGATTGGTAAATCGTGCCGCTTGAAGCTGTGATATCGTTAGAACAAAAGCCTGATTTCCTTCGATTGATAACGGCCATAGCCGACGCAGAAATGCAAACCGAACAAGATCATCCATTACCCTACCGGAAAGCATTTGTGCTGCAGTCTGCGGAAATGTTCCGGTTCCACCTGAAGCAGTATCCATTGCACTAACAATTCGATTGGTATACGTTGCCCAGTTGGGATGGAATTGCGGTTGATGGAAAATGTCTGTTGCGCCATTGGCAACATAGCAATGACGGTTCCATTGGGCAGGACATACGTTTTGAGTCGAGCCTGCCATGAGATTCCAACCGTATGTTTCTATCAATCCCATGTGGATTTCAAGATCTTCCTCTGCCGCTGCATGAGGCGCCAAATCCTTAGCATGGGTTTCATAAAGCTTATAGAATTCTGCATCAAGCTTATGCTCACCATAACCAGGCTTGTCCTGAAATACGATACGATAGTTATTACGATACAGTGTACCATTTTTCACTATCGGTGGTATTTCAGTTCCCATTGCAACTGCATTACCGCGGAGAATATTAGCATCGACTTCCATCTTAAGACCGACGCGTACATTATTTGCGCCGCCGATCTCTTCCGGAGCCAAGCGAACAATAACGTCGCTCGGCATGGATAGCTCCTGCCGTTTATAGATTATCCTTTCACCGGTAATATTTGCATATATCGACTTTGGAATAGCTCTCCTGCGGAGAGTATTGCTGAACTTCCTTACAACAAGACTTCCGCCAGAAAGAGTATTCAAACTAGTATAATTTCTTACACCCATATGTTACTCCTTTTCAAGTTAAGTTTTGTTGCGATTCTACTTCGCTCTACACCTGAATATCAGGCAACTTGCTTCCAATGATCTTCGACATCAGGAACAGGTAGTTTGAGTGTTTCACATGCTTTCTTAACGGCGTTAAACATATCCCATCCACGTTTATCGCCATTACGTAACAACCGTTCCATTTTTTCTTCATCAACGGTCATACGCCCTTGTTTTTCACCAAGGATTTCAAGAGCCTGGTCTTCACTCATATCCTGTCCTTCCGGTGGAGCACCAGTGGGAGAAAGGGTAGGAGATGATGTATCTCTCTTTTGAATAGATTCATTCAAACTCTGCTGCCCTTGTTTCTCAGCCTCAATGATTTTCATCTCATTTTCAAGCGTACTTAATCCACCTGAGTCTTTCATATTTTGAAAAGCTGCGCCAAAATCAGGAAAGGTTATTTTGTTGCCACGAAAATCTTTGACAGGAACTCGTCTTCCAGAGCGTGAATCAATTTGTTCTCCACGTTGTCTCCAGTATACATTCATTAGAATACCGTAGTTTCGAATATCATTACCATTGATTCCGAAATCTGCAGGGTTAATACCTTCCTGCTCACATATTCTAGTAAGTTCGCTGTCATTGGCATTATAAGCACTTACAAGCTTGTTGACCTCATCAAAGTTCTCTGGGTTTCTTCCATACACCCTCCGTGCCATACTTATAATAGATGACTCAACATCATTACGATCGTCGGCATAAAGCGGCTTTGAAGTCTTCAGCTCTGGATGTTTAACCTGTAAGTCAGCTAATCCCCTTTCAGCAGCCTTTTGTTCATGTTCAGCTTTGCGTCTTGCCTCACCCACTTTGGTAGTTTCAGACACGCTCCTTATATTGTCTTCAAGGCTTTTGTACCTTTTTTCTGCATTTGTTCGATAGTTGGTAAACTCAGTTTTTACACTATCGAGTTCGCCCAACGTTTCTTCAAGTGCATTAACAGTGCCTGAAATTGCTTTCTGAAGAGGTTCAATTTCATCCCCTTCATAATTGTTAAGCTTAGATACTTGCTCATTAATAGTATCGAGTCGGCTACTAAGCTCAGAGCGTTTTTTAGTACTCATAGGTTTTGATTCTATGGTACTCTTAACTTCCTTTGAAGCAGCCCTCAATTCCTGAAGCTCTCTTTGGAGTTCTGGAACTGTTTTGGCTGTGTTTTCAAGTTCTGCTATACGCTCTTCATATACATGCAATTTTCCTTCAGCACTATTCGCATAACGGCGTGCATGTGCCGTTTGCTTCAGTATTTCAGGAGCGCTTTTGTAATTACGTATCGATTCATCAAGATCACTTCGTTTTACCTTGCCGAGAGTTGAAAAATCAATGTAATCGTCCTCACTTTCTACCGTTTCAACAGACTGTTGTGGCTCTTTCTGTGTTACGGTTGGCTCTTCTGTTGGCTCATTGGGGAGAACTTCAGAAGCCGCTTCTTCAGAAATAGACGCATTGCGTATTTCTTCTTCTTTGAGTTCCTGCTCATGCTGCCACTCCTCGATATTAGCTGTACCCTTGGGGGGTTCATCAGGAAGTTCGGCTAAAGCAGTGTCTCGTTCTTCCTCGTTTTTAAAAACGAGTTCTTTTGCTTCATCTGGCATCTTCAATTGCCTTTCTTGGTTGCAGGTGGCTCCTCTTAAGTAGTTGGCTACTCATAAGGCTGCTTCCCTATTAACAATCATTTATATAAAACACGCCACTACTTCTTTTTTGGAGAAGGTAGCGGCATAAGAAAAATCAAATCTAAGGGTGGATCCGGTTCGCTGTCATACGTGTTCTCCTCACATCCGCCGAGAGTTTTATAACGATTATCCAGATTTTCCTGAATAGGAGTAGGTTCGATTTTTAATTTTTCCATAATGGCACCCTTCTATCCCGGTATTGCAGGAGATTCATTTCCAAGTCTGTTTATATTCTGAACTCGCTGTTCTCTTTCCGTAGGCATTGATTGTTCTTGTGCAGGTCCGACGCTCATTGCTGCAGGTGTTGCTTGTTCTGGAATACTTGGCTGTTGTGCCCCTCCCTGCATTTTGGCCTGCATATTCTGCATCATTCCTTGAAGCTGCATCTGCATCGATTTCGCTTCCATTCCCTGTGCTTTTAATCCCTCGATTTGGGTGAACAGCGACAGTATATCACGCATTTCTTTAAGTGTTCGCATGCGCTCAATCTTCAACTGCTCTTCCGGTGTTCTTTCTATGGTACTGAGAAGATCGTATGTGAGCATCTGGATTTCCTCTTTAAACAATTCCGGATGAGCAGATAGCATCTTGGTTGTATCGAATAGTTCAAGCCTTTTCTCCATGCGTTTTGTCGGAGAAGATTTTGAAAGCCGAACAACAACTCTTGCGCGTGGAAGATCGCTTATTGAGTTTATATAAACCTTTTCCCTGCCTCCATTTTGATTCGTTCTAAATGCAGGAACATTGAATTCAACCTCTCCGCTACCGCCGGCCATAGGGATTTTACGATACAAATCTTTGTACGAGATTTGAGCTTGGTTGTACCATGCTTCTGCCTTATCCATAAGGAATTGCTGCCAAGCACCGTATAGGCGTAGTGTTCCGAGCTTTGTGATTTCATGGCGCAATTCAAGAAGAATGCCAGATTGATCCCTTTCGGCAGCCCCTTCGAGTGCAGGAGTAACAGGCGTTACTCTATCAAGCAGGTCGATTATTTCATTAACCTGTCTAAAAATGTGCTCCGGAACTTGTCCAACTGGAAATAATGCAGCTACATTATCAGGAGGGCCATCAACGGCATGAACGTAATCAGGACGGGTTTTATTCTGCATTATTTTTTGAACACCCTGTTTGCCGCCAACTTTGTTTTGATCAACAAAGGTTGCTCCTGAAGCGGCAGCAGCAATAACGTCATCCATCTTTGATTGTCGATAATTAAGTGTTCTGTTTAAATCGAGGCCGTATTCGAATACGCCTTTTCTTATACCAAACATTTTGTTGGAAGAGAATTCGAATAGACCTATCATCCCAGGTTGTGTAGGATGTTTTCCTCTGACGAAAACCAAATCAGGTGCAATTCCGGTTAGATCAGGTGATATAATACCATAATAAAGAATATTGTCTTCATACGGAAATTCTCTTATATCTGACCAGGTTATACCCGTTTTTTCCTTAAAATCACGTACTTGATCTTCCGTTACTTTTAATGGAAATGCAAACCACTCGCCAGTTTGCATTTTTGCATGTAGGCGAGTGGTTCTTAGCTTTTCAAGCCAACGGTATTCGGTAACGAGATAGCGTGATCCACTTTTTGTCGGCAGGTTTTCCCATGCCCGTACATCATCGCCTTCATTGGCGTAATCATAGCCTATCGCAAAATCACGTTCGGCGAGTTTTCTTACACTATCATCGCGGCAATCAAGCTCTTCTATCATCATTTCCGGAGTGAGGTATCCGTCTATCATGGCCTTACGCCAGTTTCGTATCTCGTTGTCCTGCCAAAAAGGATCCGAAAGAACGGTTCCATCCGTGCAGTGCTTGAAACTTATTGCACCTGTTCGTCTGATATCATAATCAAGACACATCATTTGTACACCGGAATGTAGTAACCCCGACATATTTGACTGATTATCTGCTGTTTCATACTTGTACTGATCTTTATCGGCGAAATACCAATGCTTTATAGAGTCTATGAGCGTGTTTTCGTCTATATCCAATGCTTTAAAATCGAAATCGAAGCGTTCTGACATCAATGAGCCACTTAGGGTTTCCATTTTTTGTTTTAATATATTTATACTTGTTGGGTGACGATCGGCGTTTAGTAGTTGGTTGCGTTCTGTTTCAGGCCACATTCCTCCGTTAATATCCATGAATGCCTGCATTGCATCATAATATCGTTCTCTTGAATCTTGATGACATGCAAGCCAGCGTGTGTGGAGATCTTCGACATGCCGAACGAATTCCCCATCAGATGAGCGCATCCGCATGGAGGTTTTAGTGTTTATGTTAGCTTTTTCTATCGGGAATTCTATGTCGGAAGTGAGATGTAGTGGATACTTGTTCATGTCATATCTTCCATTATATATTCTACTGATTTATTTTCATCCATTAATCGTACAGATCTTACGCCTTCTGAAACAACGGCGACACTATCAAAATTAAAGTGTTGTGTTATTGGCAATAATTTAGCAGTTATACCACCATTTTTATTTATATCAACCTGTACCCATCTGTTGCATTTTCTGTCACCACAATGCACCCAAAACCTCTTTTGGTGTGGATCATATGCTATAAGTATCTTGGGATATTGGTGGTTCGGACAATTAATTCGCACTTTCATCTACTATAATAATAGTACTTAAGCGCAAAAATAAATAGTGACGCTACTCCACAGGTAGCATGATTTTAAAAACTAACTATGTAAACGGTAGGAAAACTAGGTGCCGGAAACAATTCTCCAGGTGCGTTGATTATCCCATTTTTGGATAATGCAAGCTACCTGTTTTCTGCTGCTTCCGCCTTGGGGGATTGGCCAACATGGGTATTCCCAATCCAATACGTGGCCGAATTTTTCGGGGATTTGCACTTTAATCTTTTTGAAGTCTACCCACATTAATTTATTAACGTAATCAGACGGGATGCCGAGGGCTATCGCTTCGGTTTCATCGTTATATCCCCATCTGTTTGAATCGAATTTTGATTCTCTTACCCATCTGCCGCTTTTGGACCACCACCAGAATCCTTGAAAATTGAAACCTATCCAGTGACAGAACTTTGCTCTCTTTGCCCCGCGCCTTAGTGTAAACCATGTGGCCATATCAGTATCTTTTCTTCTCGCTACTTTCTCGCGGGAGAAAAACATGTTCTTTTCCCTGAGGTATTCTATATAATCATCAAGTTGTTTCTTGGTGATACCATCAGCATGGATGCACATATCGATGTCGTTGTCATGGCCTATAAAATCGTTTTCGCGTATGATACCGAGAAGAAGGCCGAAATTAACGAAGAGTTTATCTTTTATACCAGCTTTTTCTGCGCATTCGTAGCATATGGACAGATCCTCTGTAGCGTACAATTTTCTCTGATAATCAAAAAAAGCCATTAATGTCCTTTTTCACAACGGTCCGCGAATATGTGCAGTGCTGGAGCCATCCGGCTTATTTACGCGCCTTTGGGCTGGTGCCGAAACCCGCATAATCCAACTTAGTAGCACAACCAGCATTGCATATATTCGCTGTTGTATGTTGAAGGAGATTTCCTCCATAGTGTAAAAGCGATATGTTAATTATTTTTCCCGGACGGAACGGCCTTATCCGATGTTCCGTATATTTGATAATTAACTCTCGGATGCGATATCGCATTACAACCATAAAAGAAATCTCCTTTTGCATACAACTATATTAGTGTGAAATATATTATTCAAGTAATGCACTACATAATTAGAACAATGTCATTCTATTTCAAGCCTTTACAAGTCTTAATTTTTTTCACCCACGGAGTCATACTCTGTCCTTTATAATACTCCCTGAACCGCCACGATGGCGAATACCAGGTGTCAAGCAGGTGTCCGATTGCAAAAGGGAGTCTCATGGTTAATCCCGATTCAGATCCGAATACTGGCATTTTCCAGGTACCTAACTCAGTTAGCATGAGTTCGCGTCCAGGCTTACCAATCTTTCTTTCCTTCTCTATTACTTCCTGAGATGGGAGAAGCCATTCTTTCTTCACCCCTTTGAACACATATTCCGGTGGAACCTTCTGTCCGGTTTTCTTTGTATCATATGTGTGATACAGCAACTCTCCTACTGGGACCCAGAAGTACACGTCTATAGTTGGGGTGCCTTTTAGGAAATCCTCACCGGGTTTAAGGTGCACGTTAAAACACTTGCCGTTAATGTCATTAACACACATCTTTTTGGCCTTGTATCCATGGCCTGTGAATGAGTTGATAAGCTTGTTTTCATCACAAGCGCCATAAATGACACCGATATCAATATCATAATTGAGGGAGAAAGTTTTATCACAAATGTATTCGAGCATTCCGCCAAAGCAATGGCACCACCATACTTTATGGCCCATATTATCTTCCATCATATCCATTATGTTTGTAACACTATCAAGAACCATTTTGGCGAGTTCAACTTTTTCATCAACCATATAGGCTCCTCATTTTTCTATCCATATACGGCAATTCATTTTTTAATTGATAGACAAGCCAATCTCTTATACTCATAGGTAACTCAAATTTACTATGCTTGAACAACTTTTTCTCGCCATCTTCAAATGTTAAAACATATTCAATAGATGGTTCATATATTGAGTCTGATATTGATACTTTTTTTAATTTGTGCTCAGTAATATTCAATCTATTAATTGATATAATAGTTGCCTTAAACTGCATATCTGAATATCTTAAATCAAAAGGAAGTTTAGCCATAAATTATCAACTCCCGGAGATGTTTTGCCGCTACTGGAATTGATAACTCGTTATCATAAGTTTCTCTGAGTTTTAATCGTTTATATGCAAGATCAGATTTTTTAATCGCTACAGCTACAGTATGCCAGAATGATTTTGAATCCACTGTTCGAACCGGATACTTCTCTTTCCAAAATTGACAAGAATCTAAGGCGATAACCGGAATGCCGCAGGCCAGTGACTCTGGAATTATTCGTGGGCATGAATCTTCGCTTGTGTATGGGGCAATAATCACCTTGCATTTAGATATCGCTCGTGGCATTCGATCGTGCTGTATGTATTTTACCGAGAAGTTTGAAGGAGATCGGCAGGCGTGTCCCATTTGGAGAATTTTCAAGCCTTTCGGAGCAGTTTTATGCACCCATGAGACACGCTTCCGCTTATCCTTCGGCCATATTGCGGAAAATCCTACATCGTATTTTTTTTCGACAGTACGTGGAAAAAACTGTGGAGTTGCAGGTTTAATGAATAATTTCCCATTCAATCCGCGCTTTCTGCATTTTCTAACCTGTTCTTCGCTGTCACAGAGGATCAGATTGTATTTAATACCGTCCTTTGGGATACATCCGTGGTTGGCACCGTAGTAGACTTTCTTAGCTCGTGGATATTTTTTTAGTAAAGGAACGTATTCTTTGAATCCTCCACGAGCAATAACTATATCAGGACAATCAGCTTTATATCCTTTAAAAGATTTAGTTCCAGATTCAACAAAATTAGAACGATAATAAACTCTCCTATCATCATTACTATATAAAACCCTACCATAATCTTCTTCACTGACCACTCCGGCAAACAGATGGGTCCACATGTCCGTGCACTCATCGAGTGAGTTCCAGGCACATTCTTTATGCCGTTCCATGCGGCCTCTAAGAAATAGCCAATTCATAAAACTCTTTCGAAAAATGTTAGATACTGCCGTGCTATGTTATCTATATACAAATCTTTGGCAAATATATTGTCATGTTTCCAAGTTAGTACACTTTTCATGGCATTGATAAGCTCTTCTTGGTTTATTTTTGGTGGTTTGTCGAGATTGATTGGTTTGTATTTGAAAGGCTTATCCTTTAGCACTTTACCGTATCGCAGTATCTCTTTCGTTCCACCTTGATCGGTGCAGATTACCGGTAGCCCGGCTATTTGGGCCTCTACAACGCTATTCGGCGATGCATCCACGTATGTTAAATGGATCATAGCGTTGCATTTACAGTAAAAATTAGCTATAGTATCATCATCACATAGTCCACAGAATATTACATTGTGTGATAAATATTTTTTCCATATACCTTGACTATCTCCTAATATATAGATATAACTATTTGCTATATTTGCATCATTGAATGCTTTAACAATTTGCTTAAGCCTTTTTTGTTTCAACCAAACACGAGTACTTGCCATAAAATTTATTCTATCATCGTCATCATGGGAAGGTATATTATACTCTCTCGGATCAGCCCCATTAAAAATAATCGTTTCCGGCTTATCTGGATGGCACACGAGCTTGTGGTAGATTTTCTTCGAATACTTTGATTGGTAGATTATGGCATCTGCCTTCTTGATACTCTGGGCCTTTTCGTGGTTGATTTTGCGGTAGTTCATTTGAGTTGAGATACAGGCCGGACCAACGCGGAGAACTTGTTTTCTTGCCTTGTTGGAATAATGGCAGCGGCCCACATTTAAGGCAATATCAGCCTTGGCTTTTGGATCCTCAGTAATATTAACACCCATCTCTTTCCAAGCTCTAACAAGGCGGTTTGCGAACTTTGATTTTCCCGTTTTCCCACGTAGGTAATGGCTATTTATTTGGATTCGCATAATACCGGAACCTTACCATCGTTCCATAAATAATAATATTTATCACCAATTTTTATAGGCTTTAACCGATTTTTCTCGGCCCATCTTATTAGTGCATCTAGCTCTTCATTGCTTAATTTAACGTCTGGTTCATGTTTTATTTTCATTAGATAATATCCAACCAAACAAATAAAAAGGGCAGGGGTGAGAAGCTCGAAAAGAAACCGCCCCATTTAACGGATAGACCGACCCTATTTTTAATCATAATGAGTTTTCGAGCCTCATCTATAATATATCGTCATTAATCATCGATGTCAATATAATAATACCGCCTTCTCTTGGTGTCATATGTAATATCGCCCATCTTCAGCGAACCGGTAGTTTTCAACCCTGCAGCTTTCATCTTTCTTTTTACCTTGGCTACAAATCTCAAATACCCCTCTGGATTATGTTCTGGATGCTCTTTCTGATCAAGGCAATTGAAATCATATGGATAGCCCCTGAGATAATCATTCCATGCTTTTTCATGGTAGTGTATATGGCGGGTTTTTACCCCATATGCTTTGGCTCGATGTCTCGTATTTTTATACAGAATATTAATCTGTACTGTTATTATCTTCTCCGCCGGTGGAGATAGGCCTAGTGCGTGAAGTTTGTTTTGCTTTCGAAACATTCTTCTTACGTACCGGAGCTTTTGCGCTTTTTTCCATGCCAGGCTGTAGTAAACTTGGATCCCGACGTTTTCGCTTTTTCTTTTGTAAATCTTCACTCTTCCCTTCAACAGGAGTTCTTTCCCGAGCAGAAGTCCGTGGCATCCTTTTAGACGACCTTCTTTGTCTGTTTGATGTACCCGATCTGCTGGTGGTTTTAGTTTTACCCTCGGTATCTGTTTCGCCACCCCTCGTATCTCCATCGGCTTCTTCCTTTTCTTTTGTATGCATAGTTATGTTATCGATTGTATTTTTTGCATCTTCTAATACGGGTTGGGGTATTAGTGGTTTTTCTTCAGCTCCTTTAGTCTGATTTACAAGCATTTGTTTTCCACTTTCAACACGCTTTTCCCCAATAATAAAGTGAAATTTTTCATTTGGTCCCCATTCAAGTTTAACATAAAATCCATTCCTTGCCAGGAACTTAGCTACATTCTTCGGGTGCCAAAAACCGTAACTATTATGCGTCCGTCGTCCCTTTTTATTTCTCTTAGCATAACGACTCTGAACGACAACTACATCCAGCTTCGGCAGAATCTCTTTCTCGAACATCTGCACTTCTTTGTCGCTGAAGTGGTAGAGGACGTATGAGAGGTACGCGGCATTGACACTTATTTTGAAGTCACCGCGTTCGGCACGTTTCATATATGTTTTGATACTCATGTTCAGGAAAGCCGTGTTCTTTGATTCAATCTGCTTTTGAGTTTCAAGCGCTTGGTTCCAATATCCTATTTCAGCTTCCACGCCGGTATAGTTCTTTGCTACTTGTGCAATATGATACGCAGCGAGTCCGGCATTACAACCTACTTCGAGAACGTTTTTATCCTTAAAGACATCAATGTGTTTCAGCAGCATCGGGAATCGGACTTTGTACCGATCAAACTTTTGATACGTACTGCTGTGTTTTCCCCAGTTTTTCGTCAGTTCTTTGTATTGGTCTTTGGTTAGCATACTTTCTCCTTTTTTATCAGTATATATTAAACATTTTTCTGTGACATCATTTTGGCGTTCACTTCACCACCTCAATCAATTTCTTCATACACTGTTCTCTGCTACCTATTTTACTTAATATAAGCTCTTTGTGGGCTTCGTTCAAGGAATTATCGGCTTCTTCAATTGCTTCAACTGCGCTATCTACGTCGAGTGCTTTGTATTTCAATGCTGTTACGCCATCTATGCAGTGATCGCTGCAGCCGGCAAGAGAAGCATCCGGATAAACTATTGCACAACCACAAAGAGCAGCTTCTATAGGAACATTATGTAGTCCTTCTTTTGTACTCGTGCACACCCATGTTCCAACTAAGTTGTACATTCGAATTAAATCGCTGTACTGTGCGTTTTTCACAAACCAATCAAATCTCTTCTTCGTGAACACTTTTATTTTATGATTAAGATCGACTCCGTAACCATAGTATTTGTACTTTTTCCCAAGTTTTTTTATTACTTCCATGGCGAATTCGAAGTGTTTGCGTTTTTTGCTGGAAACGAGGAATCCAATGCTTTTTGGTTCGTGGAGTTTGAGATCGCGCCATTTTTTCAGATCCACACCTTGGTACACTACATCTACCGGTTCAATACCATGGCGCATAAACCACGTATATAGATCCTCGCTATTTACTATTACTTTAATCTTTGCAGCTTTTTTTAGAATTTTTCTTTTTGGCATGCTGTGGTTCTCAACTAATCTGCAGTACCAATAGGCCTTAGCTTTTTTCGGCATTGTTTTTAGCATAGGGTCAATGTCGCTTACTGAGCATGCTATGCATACATCGGTATCAGAAGGAATGTGTCTTAATGGTTTTTTATGTTTAATCCACGTACATTTATCTGAATGAGTAACTATATGTGTTTTATGCCCCAGCTTAGTAAGAGTTTTACATGACATTATTATGGTTTTAGAACCACCTGTTTTATTAAGACCGCCATAATAGTGATGTTGACATGCAAATATTATTTTCATACTTTTATCCAAGCTATTTTTTTAGCTTTTTCCAGAGTGATAGACTTTCCTCTTCTGAATTCTATTGTCGGATATTTAAACATGATGCAGTCTTGTTTGTGCACCCATAAAACGAAAGACCAGTGATTGCAAGCGTGCCACGATAAAAAATTTTTGACTTGATCGTCTGATAACCTACTGTGAAAAAGTTTATCACTATCGCATAATTTTACTTCGATGAATGCCGGAAGCCAAAAACCATCTTGCGGGATAGAGCAGATGAAATCACACGGTGTCCCCCCGGTGTGAACAACTCTATTGTACTTTTTAATGAACACCTTTTTTGTTTCCAGCTTATGCACATTTTCGAAGCTGTTTTCTTTGAAAAACCAGCGCGCCCGATCTTCTCCGAATTTACCGAGTTTCTGAGGGTTGACTAGTTGCATTTTCATCAAATAAATCGATCGTTGTATTGTTGTTATTTGAATTTCTATTATTCATATGTTTTAACAGATCAAGTCTTAGGTGGCAACGTTGACACAGAGCTATTAAATTTTGTTTAGTACTATTCATTTTATTTCCATCAATATGATGCACAGTAAGAACTATTTTAGTTTCTTTAAAATCGACACCACATTCGTCTAATGTTTCTGTATATTCCCATGGATGCGAATAATCACTATTAAACCTGCCGACAATAATACCGTTTGGAGCAAAGCACAGCTCACACTTATTACCAGCATCTTTGATTACCTGTTTTGATAGCCATTTCCAATTTTCTGGATATTCTTTGTAATCTATTGGCATCTTATTTCATCCACCACGTTAAGGTTAATATTATTGCATTCATGCCGGTGTGGATTCGTTGTCATATTTTGTCAATTCAACTACTATAGGCTCACTATTGAGATATCTTCTTAATTGGCTGGCACACCGAAAACAAATGTGTATATTGTCGGTACAACCATAACCACCGATAGTGAAATCATATAAATTGCTAAAATGTAGGCCATACAGCTTTGTTGGTTCGATGTCCTCATTGCAGATGTTACACCTATACAGTTTTTTCATTGCCATTGATTACTCCTATTTAAATACTCCCGGAGACTTTCACCGCCGGGCCGGTGTCCCACTTTTGTTTTTATAACCTCGTTCAAAGTGTGGCTTAATGTCGAGGTGTATTATGACAAAATCATTTCTGCTTCGACATAGGAAGCACGCAACTCAGAAACATGATTAGTCGTCATTTTCTTTTTTAATTCAGGAGTTATTTCTTTTCCGAGTTTTTTTAAATCGTCCAGAGATTCGCACAATACAATTCTCCCTTTGTATTTTTTAAGAATTGTGGTAGATTCAGACTCTTTTAGTGCGTCTTCTTTGGTTATTTGTTCGGCGTCTATTGCTGCTGTTTCATCTTCTGATTTCATGGCAGCCTGCTTACCGCCAAGAAGAGGAAGAAGTGGCTTGATAAGGTTGTCATAATTAGGCGAAATTATTGTACGACCTGATAGTATCCCGGTGCGATCCTTCTCAGCAAATGCTGTGATTGATGCCAAACCACCCTTTTTGTCTTTAGTTGACTCCATGTGCATTAGAATGTGTGGCTCGTATGGTGTTTCACCTTCTGCCTTCATTTTAGTGCCAATGTTTTTTAATTCGCCTGTTTCTTCATCTTCTTCGAAGTCGTTGCCCTGTCGACCGCATATAATCACATGCATTGGAGAAGAAAGAAGGTAATTGATTAATTCTTTATAGGGTTTTTTGATTTTTCCCCAAGCATGAAAAGGAATCGTACCTGCTGATGTAATTTTTCCTTTGTATGCCTGTTTTGACGCTTCCCAGATGTGAGTTATAGAGTCTATGATTATTATTCCATACTCATTTGGATTAAGTCCTTTTACGTCGCTAATTACTTCTGTAATGGAGCGGGTATAATTAGCATCAAAATCAAAGGCTCTCGGGTGTACTTTTCTTTCCTCCACATCCTTGCAGTAAAAATCTGTTCCACGCTCAGTATCAACAAATGCTATTCGTTTTCCGGTAAACGCTGCTAATCCTTCGGCACATAGGAGCGCCGTAAATGTTTTCCCGCTTCCTGATTTCCCATAAAAACCGATTTTTAATGCTGCTTGCTCTGCCTTTGCTTTTCTAAATCCAGCCATAATTAAATCCCTTTCACCTATTGCATAATTGTAAATGGACAAATCTTTCTTTAATCTCACAAAACGATTTTACCCACTGCTTATCAGATTTTCTTTTAACCACGATTCCACAGTGTACACACCTGTATTTTCTGATTCGTATTTTCATTGCTGTGTTATAGGCTGTTGGCAAGATTCCTCATTTCTTAAAATGCGAGGACAATCACCCTCTTCACAACGATGTGTTTCGTTAATTCTCGACAAACAAACATAGCCCAAATTACCCCCATGACAGCGTTCACGCGCATTACAAAACCATTTGAATTTATCGAAATCTTCATTTAATAGAAGCATTTTACTCCAATCGTTTTGAATTGCCTATTGCCTACAACGTTTGCGAAATGTGCGCCGTTAAAACCTATAGCCACAATGAGGACACGATTCAACGGTATCCACCTTGATTAACTTACGACAACCAGGGCACGGCTCTTTTAATGGCGCACTTTCTGCTGTTGATGGTTGTGCTACGGGTTCCACAGTGTAATCAGCGCTCGACAGGAAATTTTCCAACCCTCGTAATTCTGCCTGTGCTGCCCGTTCACAACCGAGTTTAACTTCATTACCTGCTAATTGTTCAACAGCTATACTACTGGAAATAACCTTTAATCTGGACTCGATATATTCTGATAGTTTCATAATTGCGTTTATCCAATCTATTTAAGAGTAGCATTTCCACCAACGGACTAGGCATCCGCCCGAAGTTGCCGTTCTAAAAATTCGTGATACATTTCTGCCATAAAAACAACATCATCTTTAATGCCACCTGCTCCAATTTCCCACAAATATTCAATAAATGATTCCTTATTGTCTTCCCATAACGGCAATTTTGGGCTGCCTGGGTTGGTGGATGCGTTTTCGACCTTAGTTAAAGCTTCTTTTATGCGATACCACGAATCAATAACTTTTTCTGGGTGACAAATATATTTAAAACTTGAGTCTATCGTTTTTATGTCATCAGTAAGCATAAAAGACTCCAATCAACTGAACGTTTCCACCAACGTCTTGGCATACCAGAAGTGCGTCAGCATTTGGGAGAGGCTTCCGAACCTGCTATTGTTTGTTATAGGCTGTTTGTCAACCATCCTTATTATCCTTTTTGGAGGCGGTCTTAGCATTAGCACAAAAATCTAACCATCCTTCCTTATTACCTGTTTTCAAAAATGGCTCTGCTGCGGCTAATACCTGAAGCGCGTTCGTGTAATATGTAAGACCTTCTCCGTGACTGCCCCAAAGGTTAGTAATTCCAAGGCAGGAAGCTAACGCCGATATCGTTGCCCCATGAGCAGACTGTAGAACATCAGAGCCGTTTTTGAATATCCAATCGAGGTTAGATTTTTGTGTAGCTTCTTCTTTCTCCTCATTTCCCCATTGCTGCAATAGATCCATACGATCCGATTGAATTAATTCTAATTGTTGCTCGTAATACCATGACGATTCGCCTCTACCTTTTATATGAATGGTATATTGTTGCGATTCGCGTTTACCGCCTCCATATTGGTCTTTATATGACCCAATTACAATAGCGTAACAGTCTGATTCAAAATGTGACATCGTGGGACCGAGGTCTTTTATTACGTGAACAAAGTCTCCTTTGTGATATTTTTGCATTAGTAGCCTCCAAAACTACAATATAAAACGGTTGATAAATTGCCTATAACGGTTTGCGAAATGGCCGAAGTAGTGCACCCGCCGAAGCTCCCGTTGAGCTTGCACTGTTTATGTCGGGTTAGTGCGCGGCCCACGTCGGAAGTATCGAGTGCACTATTTTGACCTTTCGCTGTTATTGGCATGTTGTTGCCGATTCTATAGCCAACTTTTTTCGCTGGCGTTTATATTTAATACCTTTCCAACTTGAACAAAATCCATCGCTACTAGTACGAGTATCCTGTAAATCACAGATACCAGGATTGGCGAATTTATCGTTTACCCATTTAGTATACCAAGTACAAGAACCGCATCGTTTTTTATGTATCAAAGCGAAAAACTCCAATTCTCAAGAGGCAATAATTGCCCATAACGTTCGATGCTACCAGACGTTTTAATGTTCCGAAGGACAAGCGTCAGCGCCGCTGGTAGCATTTGTTGGCTGCTGTGCAGCGTGTTCCGCCATTGCTGCGGCGCATCTATCGGAAAATCGATTAAGCGCCGACAATACTCCAGGTTCCAAACAGATACGATCTGTAGGGTTTTCATGATCATTTGCATGTAACCAGATAGCGTATCCATCAAAAAGACCATAGACACCATCTCCGAGATAATCTTTCATTACAAATTCCATTGCGCCGCCTTTCTGTAAATTTAAGAGCTGCATTGAACACAACGTTTCCAGGTTTGGTGAAGTGCCGCGTGTTTTTGCGGCATTTGCCGAAGGCCGAAGTGAGCTTGCGAACGGAGCACCAAACCTGTGTTGTAAGCTGTAAACCTGCCCCTGCCTTTTGCCTTTCACGCCGCCGCCTTCTTTTTGTTCTTTTTAAAATATTCCTTCAGTATCACGGATACTGTCTTGTTTCCCGATCTCTCATCCTCTTTCGCCTTTTTATCTATCATCGTCCAAAGGTTTGATTCAAGATAGATGCTTCGTGACGTCATTTGACTTGTTTTCATATTTTCATCTATTTTGGTGTAAGACATTATGAAATATATAAGACTTCCTCTTGCCTTTGTCCTCACTATAAATATTGCTGCTATCACACTTTATTGGAATAGCAATCCAAAGATCATTGTTTTTGTCGGGTTTATTATACTTATCCTGCAAAGTTGTATCGAAATGTTGAAATGTCTTACTATTGATATTGACAATTGGCTCAAGTTTAAACTGTATAGAATTGACATCAAGCTGCTTAGATATCCTTCCAAAAAGGAGAAATACGATGCAAAAGAGAAGAACTATCGTAATAAGGCTAACAGGAGAGTAGTATTCGCTGAACCTGTCTTGATAATACTGCAAGTCACGGTTTGTCTCGGTACCTTGTTTATTCTCTTTTGGGGAGCTATTCATTTTTCCTCTATTTTTTAACCTCATCATGCACTATTAAATAATGTTAAAAATGATTATTCTTTTCAGTATGAAAACGTTGCTTCCTGGCTATCCGAGAATTATTAATAGCCATTGTTATCATTCATTTTATATTCCTTTTTATTCTAACTTGTCTTTCGGCGGCGTCTTCCTGTCTTCGGGCAGGTTTTTTGCTTACAACGGGTTGCCGCACTCGCCAGCAGTACCCCACCGGAATAGTTTGCATTACCGGCAGCCTCGCACTTCTCGAACGTAGCGATCTCGTCCCAGAGCTTGAGGTATTGCTGGCTGCGGCTGTTGTACGATGTAAAGTGAGCTTCCTTAGTGTAAGCACAATCCAGCTTCGGAAGAAGTCTAATTTCACTTTTTGAAAAGTGCTACGACTTGAAAGTCCACTGTTTGGTTTAATTGTGCTTATTAACATGAAAGCTCACTTTATTTTGTACAACGGCTTCAGGCACCCGCCTGCCGTGGCCGATAGAAATCGTCTGCATCTCGAATACAATGATTTGCACCTAAAAGGCAACACTGCCCCTTTTTATTATCACAATCGTCAGGACATGGCAGGCTGCCTGGGTTAGAAGCTGTGGGCTGGGTTCCGCTGCCTTTTGAAATTTTACGAAGTAACGTACCACCAAACATTAACGGATAAACACCTACAGCTTGCCCGGCATATAAAAAACTACACTTCCCAGGCTCCTTCAACTCTATTACAACCACATCACCGACTTTAGAGTATCCGTTACCAGCTTCTCTATATCCCGGTATATTAATCATAGTAAAATTTCCTCCAATAAATTTAAGAGTCGCATTGCTTCTAACGTTTGCGAAACGTGCGCCGTTACTTGAAACACGGTTTATTAGCATAACAATGTAGATTTTTATTTTTAATAGTACATTCATCATAATAACAACACGGCCTTGCGCTCCATTCTTCGTATTCTAATGGCGCACTTTCTGCTGTTGGATGCTGTTGCTCGGCGCTCCCCTTGCCCTGCCGGGCTTCACCGCAGTACAATTCCATAACATCAGATACGTATAAATATCCACGCTTATCCCCATGAAAAGCTACCTTCACACTATTTAAACATGCATCGTTTAACTTATTATCGATTAAAAACTTCTGTTCCTTAGATCCCATAAAAACTACCTTTTACCCGGCCTTTAACATGGCCGCCGAGCAATTGCCACCAACGGGTTGCAAAACGTATTTAGTGCGGTACGCTCTCATACTGCCTCACCGCGTTGAATACTTTTGCTGTTATGGGCTGTAGCGCCCGATTCCTTATTTAAAACCGCAATGAGCTGTTCTCCGAGAAACTGCGTGTAAGCCGGCGGTATAGCTTGCGTTAACTCTTTCCTCGTCATCCAATCTATGCCCATTGCGTTTCTCCACTCAATGACACTTCCCTTTGAGACATCACGCATGACTGTCCCCCATGTTTTCCAACGACCTGCACCACCGGCAACAGAATAATAACCCTCTCCGATACGGCGACCGCGGTGTGATGGATGAGGAGGAATAAAAAAAAATGACTACAATCAAAATGGCGATGTCTGAAAACTTTTAAACCGAACATTAAACCACATAGCGTTATTGACTTATCAAGCGGAGCGCCTGGCACGTTTTCAACTACATATGGTATTCCAATTTTTTTTAATTCCGCAAGTGTCGGCGTAAGGTAATCAATATATTTTTTACCTCTGTTACGATGGACATTGGAAGCAATTGACCATTTCTGACATGGGGGAGAGGCATGTACTACATCGAATTCGTGATGATGATCCCGGAGATATTCCAGTGCATCAGATTGGATAAACTCAAATGGATACCGTTTTTGAAAAACAGTATCGACACCTACGATCTGAGTAAAGCCGGCCCTGAAATAACCCTTCGCTGCTCCACCTCCACCACAGTACAAATCTAAAAGTTTCCAGCTCATTGCCTATTTATTCTCCAAGAGGGCGGTATTGCCTATAACGTCTGATAAACGGGTGAAGTGTCTACCGGGTTTTTCGGCACACACCGAGAGGGCTGCCACCTTTGACCTCATAGTATTCATTTGTAGAATCACATTTCACCCTTTATTTGTTGTGTATTGGTTTTGCGCTTCCGCCATTTGGCAAAAACGACACACCAACACCATAACATATTTTTAGAATACTCAGTTGCTTCTTTACAGCCTATACACGGACACTTATCTTTTGCCATACAATCCCCAAAAGCAAAACTTGTACACAACGGTTTAGCAAGGCAGAAGTTTGCGACTACAATATGGGCAAAACTGCATACCGTCAATTGACAAAATTGATTGTACCAATTCACCACAAGATGTATGAAAAAATCCACCATGCTCATTTTCCTTAATTTCCCACTCGCAAATTTCCGGAGGCGAAAGCTGCCTTGCTTTGTTAGCGGAATGTAATGCGAGTTCATTAGCTTTTAAGGCGGCAACTATTTCCCGGTGAAAACCACCAAAAAGAGTTCTAAAATATTCACCCTTACCGTCTATCGATAAATCAGATATTGCAGTGTTCAAGTAAGCTCCGAGCCTACCATTCCCTGGATCGCACATATTTGATATATCCACTTATTGCCGCCTTTATAATAAATCTAAGAGCATTATTTCCGCTAACGGATTGGCAAAGAGCCGAAGTGCGGTACACTCTCATATTTACTTACCCGCATTTTGGCTTTTGCCTGTTAGCGGTTGTTTTGACCGCATCCTAATTATCCTTTCGGCGAACGGCGGTTACACACTCTCGATACTTAACCATCCAATCGCCACAGTCTTCATGTGCCCACGGATCATCTTTATACTGTTCGTACAAGATGGAATCATGTTTCTTTAAATCATCTATAGTTGCATTATAGGCAAGAGGACAATCCCATGAATTACAGCATCCTGGCTCCTGCTTGTTCTTGAATTTAGACGCACAACCATAACCGCCGTTTGGTATATTATCACCTGTACAAAATAATCCGCATTCTCCAGATAAATTATCAATGTCTATTAAAACTGGTACTATGTTTCTATATGCCATATTTTCTCCAGTGAGCCGAACTACAATCTCAGCGGTCAAAATTGCCGCTAACGGTTTAGGTTAAAAGAAGTGCCGCCATAAAGCAGCGTTACATTCTATACCACCACGCGAAAGGCAAAAGCTGCATCCAGCTACCGGACATTCGGAACATGAGGGCGGCATTTGCGGAGCCGTAGCGTTAGCGGAGCTTTTAACCTTTGTTGTGTGGGCGCTTCGCCGGACTGGTTTTGTTGACTCCACATTATCCAGTGATTCTATGAAAGCTGCTACTTGACGCAAGCAATCGGGACGCCACCAAGTTAGATCGTCGCTTATTAGACACCACCTTTTCTTTCGGCTTACCCACTCTTTATGTATACGGCCGATTGCAACTGTACGATAACCAAAAACTGTAAACCCTTTATCGTCCGCTTCTATTTTTAGAGCTTTCATAAATCACCTTTAATATGGTTCAACAAAACTTGCGCACAACGTCTCAGGCACCCGCCCGAAGTTGCCGACACAGTTCATCGTAAAACTGCTGAGTTACCCACCTATGACGATCCTCTGCACCAGTAGCCTCAAACATCTCATCGTGTGTCGGCAATTTTGGGCTGCCTGTGTTGGTGGAAGTAAATTTTTCCTCCACCAGTTTTTTTATGCGGCCCCAAGCCTCCATCGGCCACAATTTGCCATAGCTAATGACCGCCTCTTCAACATCGGTAATATCCCCTTTGGTTATAAGCATATACTACAATCTCCAGAGAAAAATTTATTTCCACCAACGGATTGGCGATAACAGAAGTTACGCCGGTTGATAATTACTAAGACAATCTACCGAATTAATTTTCCACATACAATTAAGACCACCAACGCATCGTGAACAATTAGGCGTAATTTCCCCTTCGGGCAAGGCTTCCGCCGTGTTATCGCCTGTTGTAAGCTGTGCTGACGCTTCCCCTTGTTCTGAGTTTGGCACCTCACGGGCAGGGCAATTACTCGGTGGTAACATTGACGGGGCAATATCACATGTTTTTCCAGTACACCGTAACTCATCGGATCTTAACCCGCATTCGTCGGTATCACAACACCACCATGGGCACTGCCCTACCGTAGAAAAGAAAACTATCGTATACTTCATTTGACAAACTCCTATGTTCTCAAAAGGAGGCATTGATTACAACGTGCTTGCGTTAAGTAAAGTTGCCTTAGCAATTTGGGAGAACGGAGCGAACTACTTAACGCATGTTGTAAGCAGTTCTCTACCGCTCCCCTAATTCAGCGAGGCTCACCCCCGCCAGATACTGCAATCCCATCTCGTTTTATATACTTGTTCGATGGTATCTTCTACTTCCAGTTCGTATATATCTTCGTACCCGCAACGAGGGCACTTTGTAAATCTTCGTTTCCGCTTTATAGTTTCTTTCATTTCAGCCTCGCCTTATAATATGGCCGGTAGATAATTGATTACAACGTTAGCGCACAGCCGATGCAGTACGCTTACCTGCCTTGCCCGACTGTTTCGGCTTGCGACGTGTTGTTGGCTGTAAAAAGTGTTGATACCGCAGATTTCAAGCGGGTTGCTGACTTGCGCTCACTTAACCATATGTTAAATACAAGCACATCGACTTCTTGGGTTGTCCACCGCTCCTTACAATCAACACACATCTTACGCCTCCTTATGCTATCAAAGCCCATTATTTTAGACTTTCGCGAATCCATAACATAAATTTTAGTACCATCACAATTAGGACATTGTGTTGATGAAGATCCGTCAATAACATTCTTCAAAGCAAGCCGCCTTTAATATGTTTTTCAACACTTTTTATTGCCTACAACTAGACGTTATGTGAAATATACATCTCTATTTTTAATGTATTTAGGCGTAAATTGATCTAGATACTTATCGTCAAAGATTCGTTTTCCGTTCTTATCTTTAAGTGTTTTTAATTTTTCGATCCCGGCTATCAATAGAAATCTACCAGCAGAATGTTTCGATCCCTGGTGCCCATCAACAACAGGGTACACCCTTTGAGATTGAAGGTAGCACAATTTTCGGAATTTTTCACTGCACGTTACATGTAATCCTTGTTTATGATTATTCATATGTATAATTATACACCTAAAAAGTTAAAAAGTCAATAGTTATTTTAATCCAATCGTAATTTCCAGTATTTATAATGCGTACTACCAAGCTAATTTAGCTCTGTATATTATACTCAGTCATTTTCAAATTTAACCGTAGCCGGAGCCGGAGCCGTAGCCGGAGCCGGAGCCGGAGCCGTCGCCGTCGCCGTAGCCGTAGCCGTCGCCGTCGCCGGAGCCGTAGCCGTAGCCGTAGCCGTAGCCGTCGCCGTCGCCGGAGCCGTCGCCGTAGCCGTCGCCGTAGCCGGAGCCGTCGCCGGAGCCGTAGCCGGAGCCGTCGCCGGAGCCGTAGCCGTATTTAATATTAATTTTGTTCATTTGGTTTCAACTCCATAATAGTTTTAAACGCTTCATCAGTACAAATTGTCATTGAATAATCCTCAATTATCACTTTGTCGTCGACTGTTCCTGATACTCTAGAATCTGATGATATACCAGATACTGCAACCCCTTCATACCATGACAATGAGTTATCTTTTGGTTTGTGATACCATATGCGCCGACAGTTTGATAATTCTACACCGGTATTATCGGCGATAACGACAATTCCGGCGTTAATACCTTCATTGCGACTTCTAACAATAACCTTTTTGCCGATCATACGAGTTGCTACAGATTCCTCACCGGTGAAATTAACTACTTCTTTTTTCACAGAATCCTCACGAACGTATTTAACATCATTTACCATAAGTGTTGTTGGTTCTGACATTATAGATCCTTTCTGTTAGATATAGATTATTTATTTTCAAATTTCGCTTGCATAATTTTGTATCTATGATATTTTTTTAAAATTTTCATCTGAAGCTTTTCCAATTCATTTCAATTATTCCACCTGTTTCTGCTATGCGATCGCTAATTGATGGACCAATGGATTTTTCAAAACCTTCTGGTTTGTCGTTTGAAATTATTAGTGTTGGCCTTACTGCATCATACCGGCAATCTATTATGTGATCGATAGTGCGGTTTTCGAATTGTGATTCTGAGCGAACTTCGTAAGCATCTATAACGAGGAAATACTTTTTAATAAACTCTTTGACCGCATTCTGCTCTGAATCTCCTGGCATTTTCATTGCTTCCCGGATTCTTAAAAAAACATCGAAAGCCTTACGATACATCACAGAGCGATCTAAATTTAATGCTACATGTCCTATAAGTGATGCTCCGATTTGTGTTTTACCGCTTCCACGTGTTCCAAGAATGGCAAATATTGATCCATTTTCAATTAATCCTTTTATCTTTTCATACACTTTTGACCATTCAGTATGCTTGTTATCATTAACAGGTTTGAAGTTTTTATGCCGTATCGGCAATCCACTATTTTCGTAATCTTCTCTACTCATTATTCATCAACTTTTATTATTGGAATTTTTCGAGTCTCTTTGTATTCATTTTGTGATTTTTGGTTGCGATAATCTGATTGTTTATTATCTTTATTATCTTCTTTAAACCACACATGCTGCAATTTTTGTTTCCAGTTTTTAATTGGCTTACCTTTGGAATCGTGCCAATCCGCTTCTTTGTATCCGGTATAGGTTCTCTGTGCTATATTTTTATGGTTATTTTCTTCACAGTATTTTTCAAATACTTCAAATGATGGAGGAATAAATTCTGTTTTTCCTTTTCTCCCCACACCCTTCTTTTTCTTTTCTTCTTCGTTCTTTGTATCTTGTATCTTATTGACCTCAACTTGAGGTCTAATTGAGGTCAAAGAGACCTCAAAACCATAACATGTTGATTCGTCGTAAGGTATGTTTTTTCTAAACGTACCCCATACTGATTTATGAAAGCGATTATTCAAGTTAAGTTTACCACAATATTGAAAGGAAATAAACCCTGTAAGAAACCATCTTCCATTATCGAGAGTTTTAATTCTTTCTTTACCGGTATTTATTTTTTTTAAGAATTCCATTCGATGAATTCTTCTTCCAGTAGAGTTTTCAAACATCTTAAAATTAGGTCTCCAAAATCCTGCATGATCACATCTGTCTTTTATATAAAACCAGAATAACATTTCAGAGTCTGATAGTTCTAAAAACCAATCCTCTAGCCAAATTTCAGTATCGTGATCACGTTTTGACATTAATGGCCATTAAAAAGCCCTGCTCTGGCTAGAATCGGGAAAAAACAACCAAGACTTACGACCGGAATTGTTCCAGTACAGGGCAATTATTTTCTATTTTTTATGGAAATTTCCCGTTTCATACTACTAACAATATACCGTTCAATCACTGTTGTTGCAAGTGTTTTCTTCTTTATCTACCGCTAAAGTTGGCCACTGTGTTTCTTTGAATTTGCCGTTATTGGGTTTATCGTTGGTTTCGATTTTCACGACAACGAATTCCTGATCCGGGCATCCATCGACGGCATTACAGAAATATCTGTCGAATGGTTTGAAGTATTCTCTGTTTAAGCATGCGGCGAGGGTGCCTTTAGTGAGTGTGCAGATGTTTGCTGATATAGTGTCTTTCATGGTTGCTCCTACACGAATTCTGGTGAAAGTTTTCCGAATAAAAAACTTGATTTAGATTTTGATAAACAGTTAATGCAATCGACATCAGGCTCGACTATCATTCCAGCTCGATCGAGATTGAGGCATAGGGATGATGGCGGGATGGCTTCGTTTTTTTTATCCTGGAATGTGGTGCCGTCATGAAGCCATTGGCATATTCTGCGACGTGGTTTTCTTTTCATAATGTGTCCTTTAAGGTGTGAGTGGCATTACTGAGAATCCCAGTAGGTATCCCAAGTATAACAATACGACAACAACAGACAGCAGGATAGCGCATAGAAATAAAAAATTGTATTTCATTTTCTCCTCTGTGCTGGATACAAGTGTTTGGTTTTAAGTATTATCATCGACGTCTTATTATTTAATAGCCGAAGCAGCTTTATACATACACCAATTACCATTACTGTTTCGAAGATTAGGAGAAGCGCTGTTATTATAACAGCTATTTGGATTGATTGTGTATCCATAGTCACACTACTTCTTTAATTTCGATGGGATCCTCAGTGGTAGTGCTATGGATTTTATGCTCCAATGTGGGATAGTCATAATCTCGTGTACTGATCGAGATGTTTGCATTGCCATCAATCACAGGGATTGAGGTGGCTATTCTTTTTGTTATTAACTCCACAACATCTTTGTTTGTCTCATTCACGTTTGGAACTTTGCCGGACGCTCTTAATATTATATACACGGTTTCGCAGTGGCGCTTAATGAATGTGTCGACAGCTTCTTTCGGGAAAATCCCAGCTGATGTGATAATCATTGTGCCCTCCTTTTGAGTGTTATTTTTTCCATTCGGATCATCGTTGTGCTGTTATTGCTCTTATTATACCACAGGAAGCCTCCTACAGCGCTTGTATGCCACGATCGCTTCCTACCTGGCATAGAGATACCCTGGAAGCTACCCTCTCTCTCAGCGGCCTTAACGAGCGTATAAATGAGATTTAGATTATACGGTGGTTTTTTCATATGGATGCCCTATAGCCTTTTCGAGTGTTTCGATTCTTTGTATGAGATTGCACACTGATCCTATAAGAACTTCGATGTTTTTTTCCATCGCTTTTATTTTTGTGGTTAGCAGTGTGATGCTATCTTGTTCGGTGTCTCTATCTCTGTTCATAGTGTCCTCCAGTGTAACCGGTGCCCCGCCAAGGAGGGCCGGGGCTTTACGGTGACCATCCGGACCGGTTAGTATAATGGCAAGAGGGCAATGGTTGCCAATATTACAGTACACCAACATTGTGGTAGATTACTGCAGCCCTCTTTCCGGTTGATTATCGTGTATTAACTATATTTGAGCCCTATTAAAACCTAACCGATTAAGCTCGTATATTATTCTATGAGTCATGTCGCTCTGTTCCTTTTTGTAATATTTTTTCCCTAAAAGGCATTTTTTAAGCCCTTGCTCAAATATCTTCCGAATACATGGACGCATTTTCTCTATGTTCACGTCAACGTCGCCTTTAGCGTTTGCCGACCATCCTCCATGTCCCATTTTTCGAAAATTATCTGTACATGCCGCTCGAACCTGTCGGGCGGATTCTGGAATCCTCCCACGATCCGCGACAACCGCACACCGTCAATACCTAATTCAACCGCAAGATCAACCATACGGCGATCTCTCTCGATGCAACCAATTTTGATCCACATCATTCGCTCCGGCATAGTACCTCCTAAAAAAGCATTTTTATTTCACATATCTTACATCACTATGAAAAGTATCTGTCTATAAGGGTCCAACGGATCCTCCTTGTGTGGTTGTGGTCACTTAATAGTATACCACAATAACCAGGGAATATCAATAGGTTTGTCAGACAAAGTGTATTCTAGTTTGAATACGGTTAATGAATTTTGTGGTTGTAATTGTCTGACGTTGGTGATATATTTTTATTATATGAAGAAGGGTGAAGTGAGGGTAGTGCGTGAGTATGGGTTACGGCGTGAGGTTCGTCGGACGATACGTCTTACTACGGATGAGGCTTCTAGGTGGGATAAGCTTGGAGTGAGGAAGGTTCGGCGGTTATTGTTTAAGCGCAGGATATCGTAATTTGTTATATTAGTGGTGCCCTTTGGGGTGTTAATGTGTGTATTGATGATGTGAGGATGGGTGTGTTTTTGCACACCCATTTTTTATTATCCTTTGAACCAGGTGCCGTCCCATTTATAGAGATCGAACACGAGTTTATTGCTGGCGACTCCTATACAGTAGCAGTGTTTTGATAATCGGGTGTTCCTGAGGTATACGGCGCCGGTGTTGATTTCACCGATTGCTGAGGCTTCTAAGACTATACAGGAGTTCCATCCTGGTGTTATACCGGATGTGTGGTATTCGATATTTGGAGGAGCTGTGGTTGGTCCGTTTTCTGGGATACCGATTTCGATTGGATACGGGATATTATATACACCGTGTGGTATCAGGGTTCCTTGTTTTCCGGTATCGATATAGATGCTGCATTGTTGTGATGTGACGAATTTAACTACAACGCCGGCGTCTTCGTTGAATCCGATATCGCGGATGCTGTGTAGTACGGCAAATAGTTTATCGGTTTCTGTTTGCAGTCTTTTGTGTTCGACTGTTTTTCGGTAGTTGGTGGTTGCCCAGCTTGCTATGATAGCGAGGATTAATACCGCTACCATCAGTTCCAGGAATGAAAAGCCCCGGTTATTCATGAGTCCTCCTTGGTTGGTGTTTACATAGATTGTACACTGATGTGGATTGGATTTCAAGCATAAAAAAAGCCCGGTTGGATCCGGGCTGTTGTGGTAGTACTCCACAGGATGGCGATTAAATTATCAAGAACTGAAAAACATTTTGTTACCACAATACGCTTTCCACACATAATATTTTTTGCTTTCATCTTTTTCATGCTTATCATATCTTACAATAGATTCGACAAAGCACACACAACTGTTTTTGCACTTTTCTTTTATTAATGGACAAAATGTGGTTGAGGTGAAATCGCTGTCGAAATCGTTTAATTTCTTTTCAGCCTCTTCATATGTTTTAAATTTATTTTCCATTTTTCTCCTCCATTCGTTTTTTAAATCGGTTTATTCGTCTTATTTCGACGAGTTTTTTGTAGTGTTCAGGTGAACGTTTTTTGCTCTCTCCTTTACCGGATTTACCGCCTTTTCGTCCGATGTCGGACAGGTATTTGGTGACTTTGTCCATAGTTGCTCCTTAGTTAGTATGAGATTTCAGCCATTTGTCTCGACTTGACCGTGCATCATCTAATGATTTTGCAACGCACGAGAATAACTTGCCATCAATATGACGATAATCGTATTGTACAAAATCTCGTCCGTTAAAATTAAACTCTTCGTGGTTTTCCTGGCCTTTTGGGCACTGTGAACAGCCTTTTTTGTCAGATTTCATGGTTGTTCCTCGGTTGGTGGTTGGTTATTGATCTATCTCATCAGTGCCGGTTGATCGTGCCGACAGACCGGGATTGCTCCCGGTTTCGAACATTAGCTTGTAGGGGATTCAAGTTTGTTATTTTCAGGATTATATACCCTATGAGTATTTCCATGTGTTCTTTCACCAACCTTCCGTGGTGCTATCACATCGTACTTCCCATCCTCACGCTTAGTAACGCGGAAGCTTCTAAGAGTCTGCCCAAAAAACCTCATTGTTCTTCTGCAGAAAAAGTAAGGTGCTGTTTTTTCTGTTGCTGATTTGATTTGGTAGATATTCATAACTCCTCCTTTGAGTGGTTTGATTTTGTGATTAGATTCGGTTAGTCAAAATAGTTGTATTCGACCGATAATATTACTTGCCCTTGGTTGTAATCGACTTCAGCACCTTCTACTAGCCAATTTGGATTATAGATACAAATGTTTTTAGTGTTATCACTGTTCTTTTTCCGTGCCCTGAGATATTGCTGCATATCACTGACTAAGTGTCCGTCTTTGTGCATTCTTTTTTTGATAAGATCATATCCTTGTTTATTAAGGATGTTTTTTACATGATATAGAAGTGCAGATTCTCCGGCAGCATTTACGACACCATAGAAATTTTTATCACCTTTTTCTTTTGTGACGATACATGCATTACCTTTTAATTGTACCTTCATGTGTCCTCCTCGGTTGGTGGTTGTGTTTCCTGGACTGGGCATTAGAAATTATAGCCCAAGTCCTCCCCGTCATATGTTGATTTTTTTTATAAGCTTAAAAACAGGGCGAGCTATTTTATAATGCACTCCTTGATTGGCCCCAGGAAGGTTATTACCCCAGTTCCAATATTCGGCATATTTTAATTTAAATGTAGGTTCTAAATCATCAGGTTTAACGCTTTCAAATGGACCACCTGAAATACTGACGCGTCCGTTTTCGCTGAGAAATGCGCTACCAAGGTGACAACAGATATGGAATTCACCTTCTTTCCATATCCCCATTCCTTCTATTCTCCCATATTTGCCCGAAGTGTGAGGATATTCTGTATCGGTGAATTCAATTATGTCGCCGGGCTTTGGTGTGGACATACGTGTATGTGCCTGTTGCTCTGGAGTAGTTTTTACTCCCCATTTTCCTATTGATTCAACTATATTCATAACTCCTCCTTTGAGTGGTTAATGTGTTTAGTATTTAATTTCTTTGTTCCATTGCTGTATTGCCCGTGTTACTGCTCTCTCACTGAAACCGAGAGATAATAACTCGTCTTTTAATGCAGCAATTTCGTCTTGTGCTGTTGATAATAACTCTTCTTCTCCGGAATCGCTCTCTATTCCCCATAAACCACCAGAGTGGATTCTTTGAATTGTACCGTTTTCGGTAACGATTTCGGCAGTTGCAATTATTCCAATGAAACACCAGTGATCATTATTATGTGCTTCCATGCGCTCAAAATCCTGCATGGCATATTTTTTATATTCTGGTGTTCCCGGTTTTTCTCCACCAGCATAAGGTTTGAAATATCTGTAATGGCTTCCATTAAATGATGGGTGTTCCATATCGCCTGAATCTATTATTTTCTTTCTTCGTATTCTGTATCTCTGTATCATATCAGGATCGGCATTGTTATCACGAAAATCTGATATCCAATCGTTGAGCGTGTCGACCAATTCTTGTCGTTGCTCAATTTTACGTACATATTCTCCAGTTTGCACGACAACATTCCAAGTATCAGAACTCTCCGTGTACTCTCCTAAGAAAGAGAAGTCCGGGCATTCGTCGACTTCGGACTGGACTGTGATTGATTTGATTTTGTTTTTCATGCTGTTCTCCTTGCCGACTTTTACGACCTGGCCCCGGTCTTTTGTGGTTGGTTTGATTTTGTGATTTATTTAACCCTTACGGAAACATAATATTGATTTGGTTCGCAACTTTGATCAGAACAATCGCTGCATGATTCGCAGTGATCACACCCATCCGCTTCATTTTCTTTGCTCATATCATTTTTGATATTTTCAACATTCCAATCAGTAATAGCCAATTGCTCAAGAGCATCATCTAAAGCCTCATTAGCTGATGTTCCCATGCCTGTTGCCACATCATCATAATCGGTACACGCTATGCCACATCCCTGAAAATATTGTGGGTTGTCTACTCCGTGATCGACTATTTCATAGTCGCTGATTATTTTGTTTGTTGAATCCATGTGATCCTCCTTGGTGGTTGGTTTGATTTGCTTACAAAATAATCAGC